CAGGACCAGCAATACCATCTGCGGTTAGACCGTTTGCGGCTTGCCATGCTTTCAAGGCACGTTCTGTACCTGGACCAAAATCACCATCAGCACCGACACCCAATGCTTCTTGCATCAGTTTCACACCGTCACCTTTAGCGCCTTTGCGTAGTACGCCGATATCATCTAGGATGTCCTGAATGTCATCATCGTCTGCCGCCAAGTCTTCTGCGTCCATACCTAACACTTTCAATGCATTAGTATAACGCTTCTTGCGGTCGTCTAGTCCAATCGAACCGCCGTTAATTTTCTTTGTCATGCGTTTAACGTCATCACCATCTGCAATATCGTTTAGATTGTTTGCATCCCAAAACCAACATGCACTTTCAATAGCACCTGCTGGAGTTGCAACATATTCTGCCGCTTCTTCTGCACTCATACCTACAGACTTACCGAACCGTGTATAGTTATCACGACCAGTAAGTTGCTTCAGACCACGACCACGAAAACGCCAACCATCACCTTCTTGTGTGTTGCCCATTTTGTATTTACGATATGTATCATTGTAAACACGGTTCGCAATCATTTCTGGATTTCGTGCATATTCATCTGCATCTGCTTTTGGCGCACTGCCAAAATAACGTCCAAAGACTGAACGCAATGCTTTTGAGGAATAGTTTAGATTTTCTTCTAGGCGTTTGAAGCCTGCACTTTCATGGGCGCACTGACTAAGAAAGTGTGCTACCCTGCGCTCTGTTGTAATCCCATACTTGGGTAACAGTTCGCATAACGCATCATACCAGTTGTCTGGGTTGTCAGAGATAATTTCTCCAAGATGCTCTTTTGTAAAATCGAATTCAAAACTCATTTGGTCTTGCCCTTTTTGCTAAAGTGAAGAAAGGGCAGTAACAACCACCCTTTCTATTATCATGTTAATTCAAAGAAATCTTTTTAGGCTTCTGCTCCTCTGGAACAAATTCCTCAAGCAGAATACAAAGCATGCCGTCAGTAAGTTCTGCACTTTTGACTTCTACATTGTCTGCGATTTTGAATTTATGATTGAACCCTCGTTTAGCAATTCCACGATGAATCCACTGAACCTTGTCAACATCATCTTCAAGAGGATTACCTGGTTGACCAGATACCTCAAGAGTGTTCTTAACAAGTTCAACGTCAATATCAGATTTACTAAAGCCTGCGACAGCCATTTCAATTAAGTATTGATTGCCTGTTCGACTAACGTTATAGGGTGGGTATGTTACTTTTTTGGTTCCTTGCTGAATTCGTGTAATGTCATCAAACAGGGTTCCGATACCGTCCGCAAAGAACGGGTCTAATAGTCTTGTCATTTTTTTCTCCTTTTAATAAAAAGCAAGATTGTTAATTGTGTACCCTTACGGCGTACAACTTTATTTATACACCAGTTGACCCAAAACCACCATCTCGGTCAGTTTTTTGTGCTGGTGCATTTTGCAAAGGCATGATTGCAAAGTTTGGTTGATACAACAGTTCTGCTTGGCAGACACGTTCACCATTTTCAATACTCACCTGTACATCAGAGATATTTGTAATCATGGCAAACACTGGGTCAACGTAATCTTCATCAATTACACCTTCAGCATTCGCAAGGACAAGTCCTCGCTTCAGCGATAAACCAGACCGTGCATGTAAGCGTACACTACACTGATTTGGAATATCGAAGATTAGTCCTGTCGGTACTAGATATCTAGCACCAGGAAAGATTGTCAGTTTTCCGTTCTCAGGAAACACTGACATTTTAATATTGGTTGCAGTATGGCATTTGACTTCTGTATCGGCAGGAATATAAGCATGTAAATCGAAACATGCACTGCCCGATGTTGCAACTACGGGGTCTAAAACATCATCATTCATTTTATAGTAGCCAAGCGGCTGTGGCACAGTCAATTGCATAATTTAAGATACCTTCTTTTTTCCAATATTATATTTTGCGACTAGTTCCCATTCGTTTCTGTCTTTATGGGGAAGAATTTTTATTTGTGATAGGGGTGCAATAGGTTCTGCAATTTTCTCATCTTCAACAACAGAAATCAATTTCCATTCGACAAGAAGGTTTACAATCGTATTGCGTCTTGCAATATCGCCTTCTGCAAAATTACTAGGCTTGCCATCTAGTCCAAACAATTCTTTGAAGTGTACGATATAGTATCGACCCTTCTTATGTAAGATATGACAAGACTGATATAGTTTCTTGTCTTTCCTAGATGCAACACCAATCCTTGTTAGCGTTTCTCGCACTTTGAGAAAGTCATCTTCTTTCTCCAACTTCACCTCAATTAGGTCTTCAACTGCTACGTTCATTTCATCAATCCACCTTTACTTAATTTATTCTTAATTTCATTAATATGTTCATTAGTTAGAATTTTCGCCGCTTCTTCAGCCTTTGCACGACTATAACCGTAGAACTCCTGTATCATAGACAACTCATCGTTTTTCTCTGGTTTAATCCATTTAGAAAAACGTTTACGCTTTCTAATAGTATTTAGCAGGAATTCATATTGTAGAATTTTATCTGCACCAGAACGAAAGTTCATCTCATTCGCCATACCGATAGTATCTTCAAAGTAAGACAGTGAACGATTAGTCAGAAATGGTTCATAACCTTTTTCTGCAAGTTCATCATTCTCTGTATTTCTCATCATATTGGTCTTTGTGACATTGATACTATTCACATAATCAAACGGACTACTCATTATATATGCTCCTAGTTAAACTCACATTCAACCATGATTTCGGTTAGACATGCTACAAGATTAATTTCTTGGTCAGAAACAAAAGCAGATTTGTATTGATAATCTGCAAGGGTTACGACCAACTGTGGGATTGAACGTGATGCAACATGCGTTGATGCACCATCATACAGTTTACGAAACAATTGGGCAGGGTCATTGTCAAGGTTCAATGCTACCCATTTGCGGACCTCTTTGAAGTTTTTAGATTTCAAATCACGCACAAGGTCTTTGAAGTTTGCATCACTCGATACCTGCAAGATACCTTCGTCAATAGTACCACTTGCACCATAACGCTGTAATTCATTTAGAATACGGCGATTGTCTGGGAAGTGTCGATTGATTAGTTCAGCAACAACCTTTTCGTTTGCTTGCACCTCTTCTGTTTGAAGAACATTCAAAACACGCTTGAAGAATTGACCTGCTAGTTTAGGTTTCTCTGCATTACCGATTTTAAAATCAATAACAGAACACCGACTATGCAAGGGTGCAATGATACGGTTCTTGAAGTTGCAGGTGAGAATGAAAGAACAGTTCTTTGAGAACTCTTCAATAAACCCACGCAATGCAGGTTGAGTAGACTGTGGATTGAGATAGTCTGCCTCATCAAGAATTACGACTTTACGATTACCGCCAAGCGAGACAGTAGAAGCAAAGTTTTTGATATCGTTGCGGAGTGTATCAATACCACCATTCATAGAACCGTTGATAACGATATAATCCGCACCGATTTGTTCACACAAAGCACGGGCAACTGTAGTCTTACCTGTACCTTGTGTGCCTGACAATAGAAGGTTTGGTAACTCTTCATTGTCAACAAACTCCTGAAAAGTCTTCTTCAGACCAGCAGGAAGAATAGTATCTTCAATTTTATTTGGGCGATACTTTTCAACCCAAAGAAATTCATCACGCATATTTCACCTCATAATATAGATAATTTAATTTAAGCAACGTAGGTTGAAGCAGATTCCGTAGTGATAAAGTAAGTGACTTTACTACCAGTCCATCGGCTGATACCCTTTGAGGTGATTTCAACTTGATAGTCACCAGAAATCATTTTCAGATTTTCTGTTCGGAATATCATGTTGAAAGTACCAGTTGCCTCAGCATCAACCTCAACATCAAACGTATTCGAAGTAGAGTTTTTACTGTCATAGGCTGTCAATGTAATGTTACCACCATTACCGACAACAGCAACTTCTGGCGCTTGCAGAATAGATGCCGCTCTTAGAACCTCAGCAATTTGTGCTTGAGATACTTTGAAAGAAATTTCTGCACTCTCTAATAGAGGTGAAAGGTCTTTATCTGGAGGTGTGACAATCATTGTTTTGTCGGTGTAATAGTATGTTGATTTGTTCTTACCTGAAGAAACAACAACAGAGTTTTCACCAAACTCAAAATCTGGGTTTTCAAACAACGAGATTGTTGCAATAAATTGGTTCAAGTCATAAATTGCAAATGGAGTATCAAAGGATTCTGAGACATTTGCTTCTGCCAGAATATTCTTTTGACTGCTCACAGTTCGTAGCGTATCACCATCAACGGCAATGCCAGTATTGATAGTAGAAAAGTTCTTCAATACGCTCAAGGTATCATTACTAATTTTCATTCGGTTTCTCCATTTAATATATTATCAGCATTTGCTAGTGTCATATGTATCCACTTAGCACATTCTTTTGCGGTCATTGCATGTTCATCAACAGCAGGCATTCTATCATCTTGACCAATACCTCTAATCACAGATGCACTAAGCATCATTGCAGAGGACATAATCAAGGCAACATGGGGTAGACCACTACCACCTTCGCCGTCATCGTAATTACGACCACGTTCGAAATCTTCAATATGTCTTTTCAGACTGTCAATCATTTGCTGGTAGGGCAGACCCTTTTCCCAGTTTCGATTATCGTATTTGTTTGCACCATATTCAAGTGCCGCGGCACCAGCCGCTAACGCCTCTAAAGGCAACTGTCGAAAGTAAGGAACACCAATCGCTTCTCGCATTGCGCCAGTCTCTGATGTTTTCCAATTTTTTGTCATCTCATCTCCTTAAATAATATAGCCATAATAACAGGTAAAGGGAGGAATGTCAAGTGACAAACCCCCCTTGCGCCGCCCTCCGAATTAGAATGGTGCATAATCGTCTTTTGTTTCAGGCGCAGTCTCGCCTTCTTCGGTTGTTGAAACAATCGCCTCAGCATCTACTTTGGTGTAGAGGTCTAGGAATGAAGTTTTGGTTTCTTCATCAAAGCGGTTCACACAAAGTTCAATTGCTTTCATCTTCTCACCGAAGATAGCGTAGGCTTGGGCAATGTGAACCAGACGGCGAGTGGCGATAATCTCATCAACACCACCTTCGTAAAATGTTTTACGAATGATATCTGCCCAGTCAACCAACTTGCCGATGAACCCGTCATCTTCAATCTTCAGAGACTTGAACACTTTGCCGAGAATTTTTTTCTCAACTGAGGTGCTTGCATACTCTTGCTCAACAGTAATTGGGAAACGCTCAAGGAACGCTTCATCAAGGATTTGAGCGGCGATGAAACGACCGTCATCAGAACCTTTACCTTTAGTGTTAGCAGTGGCAACAACGTTGAAACCAGGTGCTGGTTCAACAATCTCACCAGTCTTTTTGTTGATGTAAGGCTTGCCTTCCATGATTGCTTGAATTGCAAGCAACTTGTTAGAACCACGGTCAATCTCATCAAGAACAAGAACAGCACCACGGCGCATCGCATTCAGAACAGGACCTTCACGATAGACAACGTTACCGTTGACTAGTGTATTGCCACCAATCAAATCATCTTCATCAGTCTCAATTGAAACAGACACTTTAATCATCTCACGGTTTGAAGCCGCACAAGCCTGTTCGACCATGAACGTTTTACCGTTACCAGATAGACCAGTCACCATGACAGGATAGAACATTTTAGAAACAAGAATGTTTTTCAAATCATTGAAGAACCCGAAAGGCACATAAAGCGCATCTTTGGCAGGGACAAAATTTTCTGAAATAGTCTGGGTCATAGTCACAGGTTTCATCGGGATGACTTGAGCAACAGCCATAGCAGGTGCTTCAACAGCAGGCGCTACAGTCTGAGCGGTGATAGCATCAGCGGTAGGCAGACGATACTGACCACGACCAATACGAAATTCAGGTTTAGTAAAAATAAAGCGTGGGCGCTTGGCACCCATCTCTTCGGCGAGGTCGCAAATTTCTTGCTTGGTCACAACAGGACCAAACTTTGCAACAGCGGCTTCAACGAAGGAATTCTGTTCAGTTGTCATTTTCATCATAATATAGCCTCATTAGAGTTTTCACAAATCGGGGAGAACACTTTCGCCCCATCAACATATACATTATAGGTGGTTTTGCCTAGAATGTCAAGGATTATTTTGGTTTATTTTGGTTTATTTCGTGGTTTTTTTGGTTTATGTGAGAAGTGACTATATCAAGCATCATTTTTGTCGCTTCGATTTGGTCTCGATTGCCATTTCTCACAGCCATCATATAGTTTTCTTGCGCCATTTTGATATCATTATCAGTAACATCAATCACGCCGCAATCTCCATCAGACGGTTTAGCAATACACGGTTTGCTGTTTTGCTCTTAGAGTTTTTCATAAACGCTGTTTTCAATCGTGCTTTTGAAGCACCAGCATCAACATCTAACCCAGTGTCAGTGGTTGTCATATCATCACCACCAGGGATTAAGAAGTATGACTGGTAGCCAGCATTGTTCACTTCAAGGAACTTTTTAGAACGAATGCTTTTCACAACGTCTTGGTCGTAAATGCCGTAACGTGCCGCTTGACCACGAATTTCACGAGGACGATTGTCCATGATGAAGAACCCGATAGTGTTGACACTGTGGCGGTCGCCAATCATTTCGATTAGTGTATTAGTAACTGAGCGATTTTTCACAGTGTATTGTTGCTTGGTCACAGTATCTTGGATGACAGTTGTTTTGCGGTAGCCACCGACATAAACACCAGTTTCACGTTTTTCAGTATCACCATCATACTGAACAACTGCATTACATGCGTGGCTTTCACCGTCAGTCAGGACAACCAAGTTCGCAACTTGAACACGGGTGCGCTCACGGAACTTTTTGATAACATCAGGCATCAGGGTCAATGCATCATCAAGCGGAGTGCCGCCCAATTGCAAGGCTTGTGGAATATCAAAACGATAGTAACGACCGTTTGCGAGACATTCACGCATTGCCAACATACCCTTACATGCATCATTGAATTCTGTCAATTTCATTTCACTGTTGAACAGTGTCATTAAAGACACCTGACGGTCAGAAGGAATTAAAGTACCCACTGGCTGAGACAGCAAATAATCTTTTTTGATTTTCTGTTTGGCACGGATTTCAAGGCGCTTCATCTCATTACCATCACGATAATAAGTATCCGCAGAGTAGTGGTCAGAGAAAGCATAAACTTCAAAAGGGATTTTTACTTTCTTGCAGAACATTACAAGGTTCAACAACTGGTCGATAGTCGCCGCCATGTTGCCAGCCATAGAACCAGACCAATCAAGTAACATACTGAAACCGTGGTTCTTACCGCCAGTGACAGTAGTAACACGCTTAAACAGGTCATCATTATACTTGTATGAATAGATTTTTGACATATCAAGTTGACCAGTTTTAGCAGTTGACGCCCGCTTGAATTCATCAGCCTTTTTCTTCAGTTCGAATTCTTTAACCATGTAGTTCACAACCTTCTGGTTGCTTTTACGCCACTCAGTCCATTTCGCATCAACTTCAGCCTCAACAGCGGCAGAGGTAAACATTTGTTTGTACTGAGAATTGATTTCACTGAAAGGCACGATAAAATCATCAGACTTGAGAGTACCAAGAGTAAGATATTCAAACTCTTGACCACCCTGCTTCATCAGAGTACCTTCATTAGAGCGGAACGCCGCATCAGTCTGGCTTTCGATTAATTCTTCAGGAGACGAAGGCGTATCATCAATTTCTTCATCATCATAATCGTCATAATCATCATCCTCATAGTCACCAGAACCAGAAGTATCAGTATCGTCATCGTCACCATCTTCATCAGAAGCAGTGCCTTTGCCACTTTCGAATTGCTCACCTTCTTCATCATTATCATCAGAACCGTCGGTGTCAGTACCTTCATTGTCTTGGTCATCATCATCAGAATTGTCACCAGAAGCGCCAGAAAGCAATTCTTCTACTTTCTCTTCCATCTCTTGTTCAGCCTGTTCAATTTGCTGACCATAGAGGTCTTGAGAAATCTGCATAACATCTTCAAATGTCTCAGCGGCTTCAATCTTCTGAACCCACTCTGCTTCTTCACCTTCGAACTTGAGGTTCACAAGAGTACCTAGTTTGAAGTGAAGATTAAGACGGTCAATGAACGCCATTTCAGTAATGTCTTTACCAGCAATACCGAAGAAATCACGCTCAAGTAATTCAGCGTAACCTTCACGATATGCCTTTGTAAGACCTGGGTATTTTGCTTTGATTTTCTTCTCAATCCGAGCGTCTTCTACAATGTTCACAAAACCTTTGAAGGCTGGACCACCAGTAGAGACTGCATCATGCCAACCCGCTTCTGGTGTCCAGAGAGCGTGACCGACTTCATGGCTTGTCATCAAATCATAGAGATTGACACTCAAACCATCTTTAAGATTGGGAAGGGTGAGAACACGGTTCTTTACGTCAAAAGATGCAGTCGGCACGTTTTGATGCTGAACAGTTAAGTTCTCTGTCGCCATCAGTTTGGCGAGTTGGGACTTTGTATTTGCTATCTTATTCATAATGTATCTCGCTTTTCTCACTCTATATATGCATTCTACACGGTAGAAGCAGAGAAGTCAAGGATTATTTTGGTTATTTCGCAATTAATTTGGAAGCACCAAAACCCCATCAACACTACTAATATAGTGCATAATGGGGTCAATGTCAAGGGTTAATTTGGTTTATTTTGGATTATTTTGGTTATTTTATAGCAATCGCACCCACAAACAGATGATTTTGCCAAAATGTCTGAACACTGCTAAAACCAGCATATTCAAGCATTTCATTCAATTCAGACCATGTATTTGGCTTTAACATGTTGCGTAACGTCTGTTCTTTGTTCATAATATCTTCTGCGTTGAAACTCTCACGCTTATGGTCATAGAACATGAATGTCAGTATATCTTGCACTTTAGGAGAGCAAGAATATGTCTTCTCTGCAAAGATAAACGCACCACCCGGATTGAGTGCTTCATATACGTTATTCAACACTTCTTGTCTATCTTTGCGTGGCATGAACTGTAGTGTAAAGATTGAAGTGACTAAAGACGCATTGTGCATATGAACATCACGCACATCTTCGAAACGCAATTCTAGGTCGTCAACTTCATGCTTACGCATTCTCTCATCCATCGCTTCTTTGAAGCCATCTGCCATTTCAAAACCGACATAATGAGCATGTGGCGCAAATGTATTTTGCTCAATCATTGCACCTAGTGTCTTGCCTGTAGAACAACCCAAATCATATACGTTTGTATCGTCCTCAACAAAATATTTTGACATCTTAACAATGTCATCGTGTAGTACAGAATACCCACGAATTGATTGGTCTATGTGATTATCGAAACCCTCTTCACGGTGTGCAAAAGTAAAATCAGCCATTATTGTATCCCTTCAAAACGTTTTCATAAATGCTAGTTGCAACTGCTTTATACATCAATGGAGCAACTGCACGACCAAGACGCTCTACCTGAGCATCAAATTCACCTGTCAAAATAAAGTCTTCTGGGAAACCCATCAGACGTTTACACTCTTTAATAGTCAACTTACGATTTGCTTCTGGGTGAAATACACCAGACATTCCTCGCTTCTGACCTTGCTGAGTTAGTGTTGGAGATGGCATATCTGGACAAGGGCGTATCATGTTGAAACAACTTGCCTTTGGATTCCATTCTCTAAACTGTGGGTCACTCGGTTTTGTATGTTTCTTTGGGTTGAACGGAAGAGGTGTGATAAACTTCTTCTGATATGAACCCTCAACAAAATCAAGTAACATCTGAACTTCTTCTTCATCATTCTCAATATCTGCTAGTGCTTCACGCATTGAAATATGCTTGTCGATTGTAGGGGCAGGAAAGATGTTATGCAAGTTTAAAAAAGACAAACCAACTTTATCTGCTACATCTTCACGCACACAAATAAAGATTGTACGTTCTCTTGCTTGAGGTACGCCATAGTTTGCACCATTCAAAACTTCGTATGTAACATTGTAACCAATTGCCTCAAACGCATTGATAAACGCATTCAGTTTACTTTTTGCTTCACCAAATGTGATACCCTTGACGTTCTCTGCAACAATTACTTTCGGTTGAATACCTTCTGCAATACGAATGAATTCATAGAACAAATCTTCGATTGCAACTTGCTTCTTTCCGTCAGAGTAACTTTTCTCTTTACCCCAACCTTTTTCTCGCTTACCAGCAACGGAGAAAGCAGAACAAGGGGGAGACCCATCAAGTATGTCGAGTTCGCCCTTTTGTACTCCTGCCATGCTAAGGAAGTCTTCTGCGCTGTATTTCTTAATGTCATCAACTAGAACTTTCGTATCGGGAAAGTTTGCAGTGTATGTTTCAACAGCGGCTTCTACAAACTCATTAATCAGTAATATGTCTGAACCTGCTAGACGATACCCCAATGAAGAACCGCCACCACCAGCAAAACAACTGATAGTAGTGAACTTCTTTTGAGATGAAAGTGCTTTCACATCATCAACATTATATTTTTCATATCTCATATTTTATACACTTTTCTACGGTTATTTAAAGTATAGTAACACACTTTTCTGCGGTTGTCAAGCAAAAAGTGAAGGAGTTGCAGAATAATTTACATAGTCTCTAACCAAGTCCATGGTTCTACCCCTATTGCGATAGTTCAATTCTTTGTCTTCAAGCAACTGTTCGAAATACTCAGGAATACCAGCAACCAACTGTAGATTAGCATGTTTACGCTTTTTGGGTAGTTTTTCGAATTCTTCATATGCTTCGATAATTGGTGCTTTCTGATATGGCTTGTTAAAGAAATCGTGGTCGTACCGCATCATCCACTCTTTCACACTTTCACGCACATAAGGTGCGACTAAGTTCGCTTCTATCTCTTCACACAACTGTTCTTGCTGTAGAATGCCAGCAGGATTCTCTGCACCAAAGTAATCATTGCGAAACTTATCAAACAACTCTTTCGTATGCTTGAAGTGAATGTTTGCACGTTTTGATACACCATACCAACCATCTGCGGCAACACCAGACAATACATGCTTCTCTTTAATATGAGGATAAACATAAAGAAACGGGAATGTACATTCTACATGTGTCTTCTTCTTACAGTCATAGTAACGCATCAGACGCAAGAAATCATCTTTCACATTATTGACTGGTACATCAATCTCATGGTGATTCCAACCATATATCTCAGCCGCTTCTTTCGCCGCTAAACTATCGACTGTTTCTTGACCATTCACATACATCGTATATGTGTGTACGTTTTTTCCTAAACGCATTGCAGAAAATGCACAAGTCAAACTATCGACACCACCAGACATTAAAACAGCAACGTCTTTTCCAGGTGCTTCATCTTCTACTATTTTTGTTATTAAATCATCAATCATTTTATTTTACTTACTTGTACGCCACTACGCAATAAGAACTGAATGCCCTCATCTGTCTTGTAGTGGTCTCTATAATATACAGTATCAATACCTGCTTGATATATCAACTTAGCACAGTCAATGCATGGTGATGCTGTGCAGAATAAAATTGCGTCATCTGCGCTATCGTTTCCTCTTGCAATCTTTGTAATTGCATTTGCTTCTGCATGTAGCACTTCTTTTTTTGTGTTACCATCTTCATCTTCACATACATTAGACCAACCAGCAGGCATACCGTTGTATCCAATAGAAATAATTCTATCGTCTTTCACAACAACACAACCCACTTTAAGACGTTCCGCAGAAGATAACTGTGCGTACACTTCTGCGGCGTCCATATGCGCTTTAATGAATTTGCTCTTCACTATCTGCGCCCTCTTCTGCATCTTCAATCTGCATTTGCTCTAATGCCTCTGCTGGCATTTCTTCATACAACTCTTGGTTCTTATGCCAGACGTTGAATACGCTTTGAACATCTTCTTCACGGTGCGTTGTGGAATCAGCAAGTTCATCGTATACTTTTTTCTCATACTCACCGAACTTTGGGTTCATCCACATGTGAATATCTTCGCCAGTTGCCATATCAGTTACTTCAACGAATACGACTTCTTGTGTCTCTAAAACGAACACTGCGGTCATTGCGTCATCGAACTGAAGAACCCAGGAATCACCAAAGTCTTCAAATAAGAATGGTCCGCCTTCGACAATGCGTAGACCTGTTGCTTCAATTAGTTGTTGAAAATTCATAATATCTCTCCTTAAATAAGTCTATGAATAGCGTACTGTTTACCAAGACGCTTGTTTCGTTTTTTCATTGCCATGTGTTTCTGTAAAGGTGAAACGAACTTCCAGAAAGGTTTACCTCTACTGAGTGCATAATTCTGAATGTAGTATCTACTCCATTCGTGTTGTACTCTTTCTCTATGCTCCTGATTAGAAACATCATAATAGATAATGTCTGCAAATACTGGACGCTCAATATTCAAATACAACGCAGGATAACTTGCAGAAATCTCTCTACCTTTATGACCCTCATCAGATAACGCTTTAATTTTAGAATTGATGAATGTCTCATACTCTGGTTCATCATCTGCACGTTGTTCAACAGGTTTTGGGTTTACAATGATAAAGAAATCATAATTGACACCCACTTGTGATGCATGAATTGATGGACCGCTTCTGTTCTTTGACATTCTGAACAATACTTCAGCGAGTAAAGATGCTTCCATAACAAAAACAAAACCATCTTCCATTTTCAATACAGGTGGTTTATCAAAAGGGTAATGAGCGCATGTTGTAAATGGCTTCATATTCTTTTTATCCAAATCAGTCTTAAAAGAAAAATACTTCATAAGTTTCTCTACGTCAGGAACTTGTTGAACACTCTTCATCATTTCAGCGACTTCTTTACGCTCTTCTTTTACTTGTTCTACTTCACTCATTTTGCAATCCTCGAATAATTTTTCACTTTCTCAAATTGAATGACACTGTGAAATTTGTCAAACAATTGGTCACCTTTGTGTGAGATAACAAACACATTAGTATCATTACTTAGGGTGTCTAAAATCTTCATAAATTCTTCAGTACCACCCCCATCAAGCGAACTATCGAAAACTTCATCAAGTATCAGAAGGTTTGTATTTACTGAATTTTTCATCTTAGCAACTGAGCGCCATGTGAAAAGTAATGCTAAATCAATACGCATCTTTTCGCCCTCAGAGAAACTATCATAGGAAAAATCATCTCTATGGCGAGACTTGATAGTTTCATTAAATGCTTCATCAAGTTCAAACTGAACAAAGAAATCCATGCTAGATAGATACTTGTTGACCAGTTTGTTGATGATAGGTAGATACTGTCGAATAATCTTTGTCTTAATACCAGTATCTTTCAACAGTGTTGCCGCATGGTTTTGAACATACTGTTGGTCAATCAACTTCTCTTTTGCTGTAGAAAGTATCTGAATATTCTTCTTCAACTTATCAATCTGACCAGCATCATTCTCTTTAGTCTCTTCAGTCAGTAGTGTATTCAACTCTTTCTGCAATTTAGAAATGTATTTTTGAAGACCACTGATACTAGACTGTTCAACCGATATGTCTTGGTTAAGAGTAGAGATTTTACTTTGAACATCAGCAATAATAGAAAGACGTTCTTCAGTCTCTTTCATCTTACTTTTTAGTTCAGGTAATGCACTTTCAACATTTGTAATGCGTTCTTGAAAATCGCTTACTTTTGACACTTTGAATTGTTCATCAATGTTTTGGTCACATGTTGGACAATGCTCATTCTCTTCATAGAATGAAATTTCTTCTTGGTGCTTCGTTACTGTTCTGTTAAGTTTTTTACGCATTTCTGACAAGTCTCGCAACAATTTGTCTTGCTTTGCTTTGTCTGTGATTGTGTCTGACAATTCTCGGACTTCTTCATGTAGTACATCGACCTGCGCCTCATGGCTTGCGATTGCGCTACTTGATGCGGTAATTTCCTCATTAGACTGCTTCACCTTTTCTGCTTTGTCGGTTTCAAGGGTTTCAATGTAATCAGTCTGTAGACGTAACTTCTCTCTTGTTAAGTCTAGGTTATAATTACAATCAATCAAGTCCTGCTTTACTTTACCTGCACGACTTTTTAACAGTGAATTCATTACACTGAAAATTTCAATATCAAGTAGGTTCTCAATAACTTCTCTTCGGTTTGATGCAGACAATTGCATGAATGGCGTAAACGATGCAGAACCAAGAATAATTACTTGTGTGAACGACTTGTAGTTTAGTTTGAGAATAGTCTTCTCTAACATCTCTTGTTGGTCACGATTGTTTGCATTTTCATCAACAGGAATACCGTTGACTTCAATCTCAAAGATATTCTTTTTGATACCTCTACGAACAAGATATTCTTTGCGACCAATACTAAATTCTGCTTCAACCAAAGCACCATTACCATTGATACTATTAATCAACTGACCCTTACTAATCTTACGAAAGGGTTTACCAAACAGAGCAAAAGTCAACGCATCTAAAATGGTCGACTTACCAGCACCGTTGTTGCCAACGATAAGTGTATTGGGTGAGCGGTCAAACTGAACTTCTGTAAAGGCGTTGCCAGTTGACAGAAAGTTCTTCCAGCGGATACTTTTAAACTTAATCATATTTTATCAATACTCATTGCCTCTTGATACAAATTACGCATCAAAGAATTTAACTTTCCTTTGTCAGCATCAATTTCAAGACCATCAATATACTTACCTAAGATAGTCATTGTATCTTCTGCTTCATTCACCATGTCATCGTCTTCTAACTCATCCATGTTCATATGGTCTTCGACAATCGACATTTGTGCAGGATTGCACTGATATAACTGGTCGACAAACATATCAAACCAGTATGGGTTGTTCTTCGATTGAACTACCACTTTCAATTGTTTACCAGTATACTCTAAAATTTTGTCTTTGTCAAGTTCTAATTCGGTAAATTCTTCGACTGAACTATCGTTGTAGAAGACTTTGTGGAACATGCGGTACGGATTTCTGATAAATTCGAGGTTGCGAGTATCAGTATCAAACACATGGAAGCCACGATAATCATTGTAGTCTGACCAAGTGAGTTCGTATGGATTGCCCAAATAATGTATGCGCCCATCATCACTTTTATGATGATAGTGACCTGTAAATACTGTGTCATAACGATTGAACAGAGATTTATCCATTCCGTGGTCATTCTCAAAACCTTTCATCATAGCAAACCCAGACAACTCTAGGTGACCCATGAGAATATCTGCTTTTGCTGTTTCAATAAAATCAATGCTGTCTGTATAATTACCAGAGCAAATCCAAGGTAGCATAGCGATGGGCGTACCATCAAACTCTACAATCTGTGCTTCAGGATATGTGATGATATTGCTATAATCACTCAGCAACAAATCAGGCGAATTGATTTCGTTTGTGTTTTTATAATAGGTGTCGTGGTTACCAATCAGAGTATGTACTTGTACATTACGTTCTGCTAGTGGGTCAAACCACATCTTCTTTGCACGTTCAAGTGTTGCAAAGTTTACATATTTACGTCTATCGAATGTATCACCGAGGTCAATGATTGTATCAATATTATTTTCATCAATAAACGGAATAACGATGTTAGAATAAAACTCTTCGTAATAATCTAAAAATGCTACACTATCATTCCTAGCACCAAAGTGCTGGTCTGTAATCAGTAGTAGTTTCATTATTCTTCACCTTTGTCTTCACCATTAATCAATCTCTCTGCTTCTTGCTCTTCAAGCAGTTTTTCAATACCACGCTTCTTACGCTTTTCATTCTTCTTGCGCTTAGTTTCTTCGTAGTCGCCAATGAAAGATTCCATATGACCATTAGAAATATAGTGAATTTCATCTAAGTCATCACTATGTTCACTCAACTCAGCAAGTTCACCAAAGATGCTTGCTTTTTCAGTTGCTTTGTACTTGATATATGTCTGTCTTTTTTCTTTTTGAATACGTCTAATGTATGCATAGTAAATGATTTGCGTAAAATATGCAAACGGATTATTAGATTTTTCTGGATTAAAATTGTCTATGTACGCCAGTGCGTTCTCAATTCCATCACTAATCATATCGTCTTTATATGTGTAATTCATAAAGTTTGGTCTATACGATAGTCTTTGAGCGATAAGAAGAAAACACGAACCGATGTATTCTGTAACTCTAGGTCTTGGGTCACCACATGCTTCTGCTTCAAGAACCTTGTTGCGATACTCAGTAAGCGCCTCAAGAAACTTCTTGTTGTCAACGTAGTGATTACTACTACTTTTCTTTTTTGTCATTAATTAAATACCTCATTTATTTGTCCTGTATCAAGTGTCATTCACTTGCTCTTGGAAACAACTTTAACTGTGTACCATCATACTACATGTTGATACAAATGTCAAGGGAATAATAGGATTAATTTATTTGGGAGGAAATACCAGGAAGTGCTTGACAAATCTCAGGAACCCTGTTATTATACAGATGTTGTCAATGATATGCATAGAAGTATTTAATGCTTAGTTGCTTAATGAAATGTTTTATCTTTCATCTCTGCTAATGCTTCTAACTCTTCCAGCATTTCTAGTTCTTCGTCAGAGGGTCCGGACATCTCGTCTAACTTCTCACTTGAAGATTTGAAGTCAATCTCATCATCAGCATTCGACCACTTCTTCTGTACATTTATATAGTAGTCTTTAAATGACTGCATTGGGTTCACAACAGTAATCAGTGTGTCATAGTATATAGGGATATACTCATCAGCGGTAAATGGAATCCACGGAGTGACGCTCATCAATGAAGTCTCTGCGCTACGCCCAGTAATAACATTCACTGCAAACACGTTCTTCCCAAACACAACAGAGTTACCGTTTGCGTCTTCTCCTTCAAACATGTCACAGATAACATCTTCCATGCTTACAAGTTTGAGTATTTTAATACCGTGTGCTTTTGTAATTTTCATATGTCTATTTTATACATCTTTACTTTGAATTTTTCTTCGTTGTATATTTTCATACGTTCTAAGAAATGTTCTAGTGTGAAGTTCCTTTTACTTTTCCATTTTAAATCGTCAACAATATCATATAAAGTTGCCGCCGTTTTGGTGTCACTCTTTCTCAAACCTCTGCCAATAGACTGTAGATTTCGTACTCTCGACTTCGATGGTGAAGCGAAAATAATGTTGTGAAGATTTCGAATGTTCACACCAGTAGAGAATGTTCCATAACTTGCAATGATAATTGCGTTCTCTGACTGTTCTGTAATTCTTCTAATCTCTTCACGGTCTGTCGAATCCGTACCTCCATGTACAAAGAATACTTTTCTTTCTTCTCCTACACGACTATTTATATCATCAAAAAGAACCCTGCCGTGCTTCTCAACATATTGGAATAGTAATAGTGTATTACCTTCTTGGCTGATTGTCAAGTTTCTTATGAACCTATTTCTCTTCTCATGTCTAACGATAAAGTCCATTTCTTGCTGATATGTCATTTTAACAGCATCTTTACGTTCTTGGTCGCTGTAACTGAGTGCAAGACTTTTGATTTGAAACTCTGCTAGTTGCTTATTATCTATAAGTTCTTTTGTAGTGGTAACTTTCTTCACAGGACCAAACAGACCTTCAAGAACAAGTTTGTGTGTCAATGTGCCGTCTAGTGTACCAGTCAGACCAAATCTATACTTCGTATCAGTCATCTTTTCTAAGATACTAGTCAGAGATTTTGCTTTGAACAAGTGTGCTTCGTCCCCAATAATTAGGTCGAATTGGTCAAAGTAGTCTTTACGCATCTTATAGATTGATTGCCATGTAGAAACGATAACCTGCTTATCAGATACTTTATCAAGCCCAGCCATAACTTTATGACAATGATTATCTGCATCCCAACCATAGTCACCAAAGTCTGATACAAGTTGGTGTACGAGTGAAGTTGTAGGTACAATGATTAGTGTCTTTTCGCTATACCAGCGAACAAGCATGTAGATAATTAATGACTTACCTGATGCTGTGGGTGATAGCAATAAACATCTGCGATTGCGTACTGCATGAATAAATGCTTTGAACTGATAGTCTCTTGGACTAAATGGTAGAGATAGTTCATCAGAAAATTCTTTTGCTTCAATTGCAGAAAACTCATCTGCCGCTTCAACAGAACTATCATATTCAATCTCATAGTCTCTACTCTCTGCAAATTTATGTAGATATGGTAGTAGACCGAGATAAAGTCTTTTCGTCATCACATTGTATAGACGTATCTTTCCATCCCACATTTTATTGCGAAATGAAGGCATGAACTGGTGACCAGGCACAAGAAATGTAAAGTAGTCTTGTACTTCGTATGCTGTACCAGCATCACATGTTACTTTAATGTGAACTTCGTCTATCTTGGAGACGAAAAGTTTTTCTGACATTTAGATAGCACCGTTGGTAAATTTTCGCCAGTCGATTGCGGATTTGATGAGAAATCCTCGGTCACGCAACGATTTGATGATTGCGTCACAGAAGTCTACTTTCTCTTTTTGGTGTGCGATTTTTAGAGTGCGTTCAATCACCTGTCTGTCGCTATCAACATGTCTAGGGATATCTGCACGAAGGACCTTTTTGGGAAAAGGTTCCCAACCATGCTCTCGCAAGTCTTCTTCTGCTAACTCGCCTGCATAGTATTCGTATTTGATTTGTTGATAGATTTTTAGGTCTGCTTCTAGTTTGCGTAGTAGAAGTTTTTCTGTCGTATAGACTTTATAATATTTTTGATGAAGTCTAGGTATTTTAAGTGCCTCTTCATCAAGCATGTCATCTACAAAATTCACATCTTCTTTCCAAAGATTTTGTATATCTTCAAGTTTCATTCAATCACCTCAATGTTGTAATCATTATCTACAAGTATATATGCTTGTAATTATAGTCTGTTTATCTCATATGCTCTAAATCTAAATGATGCTGAACCAAGAACGGTGTCTGCACTTCCTGCGTTTGAAAACTGTAAATCGCCATTCGATACTGGAAAGATATCAATGAATGTGATTTCAAGAATTGGGTTACCAGAGTTTGACAGTATAAACAATGTTGCGTCTTTGTATACTTCGCCCTCTTTAAACTGAGTAAAGGATTCTGGGAATGCTAGTTGCGTCATCCAGTCATGTATCTCTTGCCAGTTCTTTAGTTCTTCATCTACAATAAATTCTACTGACAATTCACCGTAAGTTATCTTGTCGCCAGGAACTGGTCTGTCGATAAGAGGGTTTGGTTGTACTGCTTCGCCAATTGTCATTGACGGAATATTACAATCAGTAACAAAGAAAGGGAAGACGCCAAGACCTTGAATTTCGAATTTGAAATTATTAATCTTTGCCTCATTCATGTTACTCGGCTGATTTTGGACGCTCATTTTTCTAGTTTCCTATTCATGTTTTCTCTAATATCAACAACCTGCTCGGTTTCGATAATGTCGATTATAGTATTTGTGAGACTGATTTCCTTCTGTACCCACCACATTTTCTGCTTTAGTTTATCTAGTTCTTTTTGGTAAAACTCTAGTTCTTGTTCTTTTCTGAGTTTACTATCAATCAAGTCTTGTATTAATATAATCTTTCCAAAAGACATTCGACACCTGCATTGTTGCTACTGTTTCCACTACTATTTATACAAACAAAAAAAGGGAGCCCCGAAGGACTCCCTTAAAGTTGGGTAGGTTAACCCTACTCTTGTAGTATCAATTACAGAATGTTTGCAACTGAGAAACCACGGTAGTAAGTGTTGACACGCTGTGTCAATGCACCTGCACCAGCAGTTGTACCTTGAGCGAATGGGTTCGCAACCATGCCGTAGCGTGTTTTGAAACCAATCTTAGGCTGGAAGGTGTTCTCACCAACCGCACGAACCATTTGCAACGGCACGTATGGGCAGTAGAAGATACCAGCGTCATATGCGCTGTCGCCTTTATAACCTACGACACAGAAATCGCCAGTTGCATATGGGTCAACATATACTTTTGTGCGACCGTTAAGTACACCAGCAAATGTGTTGCCAGTTGTGTCTACTTGCAGGTTAGTGTTCAGTGCAGGGTTGTAATCCATGATACCTGCGGCTGCCAAAGCAGATGCAACATCAGAAGATACGATGATAAAGTTACCTTTACCTCTGCGTGTTTCACGGGCGATTACGTTTGCTTCACGCTCGATTTGGAACATCAGACCTTTGTAACGCTCAATAGACCAGCGACCATCAGCATCAGCGGCAACGTCAAACGCACCAGCAGTTGCACCAGGCTTGGCTGAACGATAGATAGTACGCATTACTTCGCGGTTGATTTCAGCAAGAATTTCGCCAGACAAGATGTTGGCAAGTTCTGTTTCAGCGTCAAGACCGTGTACTGCTTTCAGGTCCTGTGCAAGTTCAACAGTGTATTCTGCTTTCAACGCACGGGTTTTGGCTTCAACAGAAATCTTCTCTACTGAGAATTGCATTTCGTTGAAAGTTCCGCCACCAGAAGAACCGAGTGCTTCAGCCGCGGCTGTAGTCATACCAGTACCTGTAGTGTAACCGTTTGTATCTGGGTCAGCATCCATTGGACCTACAGTGTTAGCATGTGTGCCAGCACCAGAGAAGTCTGTGTCTGCTTCGTTGTAGAATGCTTCTGCGCCAGCGCCGTCTTTGGCACGCATTGCAAAGATAAGACCAGTAGGTGCAGTCATTGGCTGTACACCTGCAACGTCATATGCAATCAACTGAGGCATAGAACGTCTTACCAATGAAATCAATACTGGGTCAAAGTTTTGTACGTTGCCAGTAGCGTTCAATGGAGCGGCTTCAAACAGACCCATTTGCTCATTTTGCTCACGGATTGCTTTTTCTTGGTTTTCAAGAAGTACGGCTGTTACCGCTTTCTTGTATGGGTCCTGGATGGCAGGCGCATCGGCATGCTCCAGAATTGGTTCCCATTTTTTCTGGGATTCTTCAGAAAGATACATATCTTTTCTCCTTAAAGTTATAGTTTAGTCAAACTGTTAATATAAACATTCAAAAATAACATATTCATATTAGTATTTATATGACATTACTTTTTCATGCTTGAAAGTGTTCTAGCGTAAACACTCATGCTCTCGGATAGTGATTCCGCTTGCGGAGCATCCACACTGTCTTCTTTTTCTGCGCCAGTTGCCCTTACTTTAGGGAAATATGATTCCTTGATAGTTTCTAACTTCTCACGGTACTGGTCAATAGTCTCAAACTCTACGCCTTCAGCCAGAGCCTTCACTTTGTCTGCTTGTGTGTCGGTCAAACCAACAACTGCTTCTGTAAGTGCATTTTCTGCCTTGATTGCATCAAGTTCTTTCTTCATAGCAACGTTTTTCTCAAACTCTTCATTGAGTTTTGCTTCCAAGTCATCAGATTTAGTTGCGAGTTCGTCAACTAGGTCTGCTTTCTCTTCAGGAACGTCAATATAATTTTCTACGAAAAGATTTTTCAATCCATTCATAAATTCTTCAGCGATTTCTGTACGAATTCCACGCTCAATTGCAAGTGCGTTTTCTTTAACCCACTCTTCAACAACGTAATTCAGATAACCATCTACTTTTTCTGCAAGTTCGCCACGGGCTTCTTCCAGTTTAGCATCGTAATCCGCTTGAGCGGCTTCGTTGATGGCGTCAAGTTGTTCTGCAACTTTCGCTTTAACAGCGGCTTCGAAAATCGTTTGCGCTTTTTCTTTAAATTCTTCTGACAATTCAGCATCAGAACCAGAAAGAAGTGCATCAACGTCTTCTGCAACGTCAACAGTAAGTTCTACTTCTTCCTTCATCTTCTTCTCTTTGTCTTTTGATGCGTAGAGTTTTTTACCTTCAGCGGCTTCTTCCTCTTCGTCATCATCATCATCGTCATCGTCACCATCTTCGTCATCGTCATCGTCTTCAGCGTCATCTTCTTCAGACTTAACGGACTTTTTGGCTTCGTCTAGTTCTTCAGTTGCATCTTCATCAGATACTTCTTCAGCAACTACTTCTTCTTCAGCAACCGCTTCTTCGGCAACTGTTTCTTCAGAAGTTTCAGCAACTACTTCTTCAGCCATATCTTCGGAATCCTGAACTGCTTCAAGGTCCTCTGAAATCGCTTCTTCAGTTTTTACTTCTTCTTCATTGATTTGCTCTGCAAATTTCTTTAGCATGAGATTAATCTCCTTTTATGAAAGTTATTATCATATCTATTTATAAACACTACAATTTTTGAATGAAGTCAGAGAATAACCTTATCTTCACTTCTTCAAGTTGAAATGATGAAGCACGTTTAATTTGCTTTTCATATTCCCCGATGGTGTTCTCTTTCAATACACCGTTATCCCAAATCCACTCTTTGCCTTCCATGATACCGTCAACAAATGCGTCTGGTGCAGACGGGTCTGCAACGATATCTGCGGCGGTGGCAAGATAAAAATCTGATTGTACAACGTTAGTACCATTAGATTGTTTAAGTGAACCCATACCACGAGAAGATACTCCCAAACGGGCACCCTCTGCCATAAGGTTCTTCACGATTTTGCCCATTGGCGTATCTGTGATTTTCGCTTTACCCATGAAGTTGTCGCCGTCACGATAAAGTTCTTTAATCATATGAGATACACGGTCTAAATTGATAGTAGGACCATCTGGATGTCCTAGTTCACCGAATGCTCTGTTTTCAGTAATGTACGCATCAGTATAACGCTTCACTTCTTTTTCAAGAACGTCTGCTGGATAAACACGCCCATTTCTATTCTTTTTGTTTGCCTGCATAAAGACGCCAGAAATATAAAACTGCTTTTCGCCTGCAATTTCTTCAGTGATATACTCTACGTCTTCAACTGTTTCTGTAATTAATTTCATTTGTTGAAGCCCCTTGTTGTTCTTTTCCTGTTAGTCAATTTGCGCTTAATCGCCGCTCTGCTACCTTTTGCTTTTCTTTTACGAGCCGCTTTCTTTTGAGCAATTTTTCTATTGCGTCTTTCAGAAGCAGACATGCGTACAACGCTTTGACTTCCATCACCTTTAGTTCTATATTTACTGTCTGTGGCAACTACTTTACGTCTTTGCACAACACCACCACGAATTCGATTAACACGCTTTATTCTTGCTTCATCAACCTCTTCATCTTCATCATCAATCTCTTCAAGCATTTCGTTAGCAATTAACGTCTTAAATTCATTAAATAGTTCATCTACCTTACTATTTATAACGGATTCGAACACTTTATTTGTTTCAAGTGCATCGCCGTTTTCAATTGCGTTAATTAACTCTTTGCTCATTTTACTGCGCCCCATGAGAATTCAACTGCTTTTGCAAAGTTTGCTTTACTTTTGCCTAGCATATCTGTGAACTTCGTTTTATTTTTATCATTAAGGGCATCAATAACTTTTAATATTACGTTTGCAGTTTGCATATCAACTTTAATAGACTTACCGTCTTTAAGTTTTACATCCATCGCCTGCTTCTTTTTTGAAATTGATTTAATCGTATCAATGGCATCTTCATCCATCATAAAGGTGTCTGCTTCTGAATCCAGTACATCCTCTACGTCAACGTTATCAATATCAAATTCAATATCTTTGTCCTGTAGACGGATGTGACCATCTTCAGATTCCGATATTTTTAATGACTGTTTCAACTCCTTAAAGGTTTTCATTTTTTATTGTTCCTTTTCAGTTTCCACATTAAGCATAGATGATGCAATCTCTTTTTTCTTGGATTCGATTTTCTCATATGCTTTTTTGGATAGCACCGAATTTACTGTATCTTGTAATGCCGATGCATCTGTCTGTTCTGCATTTTTAATAATGTCAATTGCTGTAGTCATTTAAAAGTCCCCATCATCTGTTTCAATTTCACCGCTGTCAATCTCTTTTTTGATTTGAGCGTCTAGTTGTTCAATATCTTCATCAGTATATTTCAATACGTCTTTCATCACTTGTTGGCGAGAGAAATACTTCCCAACATATTGGTCATACTCTGAAACAAGAGCAAGTCTCTCACGCATAATCTCTTGGTTCTTAACTTCTGTAAAGTATGTATCTGCACGGAAATCATAGTAAATGCCATCTTTAACATTGTCCCACTCTTCTGGAGATATCACACCTTTCAGTATCAACTGCTTTCTTAGTAGGTCATCAAATAGATGTGTAAAACGAATTCTAATCTTTTTGATAAACTTATTAAATTTCAGTTCATCTCTTGTGACTTCATCGCCACCGCCAAATGATACTGTATTCTCATTATCTAAACGAGATGATGGTACGTTCAATGACTTATAAAGTTTCTTCTGAAAATACTGAACATCATCCATTTCGCCGAGGTTTTGACCACCAGCAAGTGTATCTACTTCTGTACCCCTACCACCTTCACGGCGAGGCATCCAAAAATCTTCAAGCATTGACATGTGTTTTCTGTCACCGTCAATCTCGCCTGTAGAAGCATTATATACAATCTTATTCTTATAACGTGCCATAATGTCACGCAAATATGCTTCTGCTTTACCCTTAGGTAAGTTACCAACATCTACATAGAAAATGCGGCGCTCTGGCGCTCTTGATAGTCTGTAAATAACAACTGCATCTTCAACTGCACGGAGTTGATTTAATGGTTTGATTGCTTTGTGTAGATAAGAATATACAGTCTTACCACTAGTATCAAGCAAACCAGAAGTTACATATGAGATAGAATCCTTAGAAATCTTTACTCCGTTACCTGCACCCTCTAAACCATTTTCATTGAATACGAAATACTCTTCATACTCTTTATATGTATCTACGTTAGTTTCTTCGTCCTTTTCCTTGATAGGTCTACGGACTTTCTTAATCTGTCTTGGGTCTATGTAACGTAATTCTTTCAAACCTGCTTGTGGTTCATTTACATCAATTACGTTATGATAGTGTAGACGACCATCAATATACCAACGCTTAAAAATGTCTGCGCCATTACTCCCAAAATCGAGAAGACGTAGAACATTCGAAAATTCTTCTGTAATGCGCTTTTTAACAGACGCACCATATTCTAAATTGTCAGTAATTACCTCTACAGGTGCTTCAGTACCCTCTTGCACAACTGCTTCATTGACAATATCATCAATTGCAGTTTCACATTCAGGCGTACCTGCCATGTCACGATAACGATTAATTAAATCAGTTTCGTTTTTAGAAGTACCTTCCAAATCAATATATTGACCGAAAACGCCACCTTCTGATACCTGAACAGCCCCATCGTCATTTGTCGGGGGGACAAACGATGGAGTATCCTGATTTGCATCAGAAGCACGGTTAATTTCGAATCCGAATAACTTTGCCATAAATAAAATTCCTATCTAATTGTTCAAAATGAGGGAGCCTATAATATATTTATAGACCCCCTCAGAACGATTAGATGACCGCATTGCTTACATCAGTCCAGTAATCATACTGGAATGTGCATGTAAACTCTTCGATTGTGTCATTGGAATCCCAAGCAACATCAATTGGTGAGAGGTCTACTGGGAAGATACCAATAAATTGATACGTCTTCAGTACGTTTCCACCTTTGCCGAACTGCTTGATAGAACCTTCTGACTTCTGAAGAAGTGGTGAGGGTGTACCAATGTTCGCAATATGCGAGTTGATTGAGGACATCCAACGCTCAAGACCGTTGCGTACTGCAAAGTCTTCATCGTTGATAATAGTTACAGTCCATTCAGCGAATGTTCTGTTACCTGCGATTTTCATTGTGCGACCGAAGTATGGTACCTCGATAACACCTAGTGTGTCTCCTGGCAACTGAGATGCTTTTGCCATGAAAGTGAATTTATCAGAACCACCAAATGGGTTTGTAATCTCACATTCAAACAGATTGCTTCTTGCGCCGCCACCGGTTAGTTCACTTCTGAACCCGTCAATTGTAAAAGCCATGTTTTTTTCTCCTAGTTATCTGTTATTAAAATTGACCTACAACTTCAGAGAAGTCTACGCCTGTTCTAACAGCAACAAAGTTCAACTGAATGAAGTTGATAGAGCGGGCTGGTTTGATGTAGATATCACCAATAAACTCGTTTCTGTCAATTACTTCACCAGTGTTGTTGCTTTCGTCACATACAACTCGGAAGTCATAAATGCCACGGCGACCTTGTACGTCACGCAAGAACGGTTCTACAAGATTGCGGAACTGTGAGCGGGTGAACTGGTCATTAAACTCAAACAATGAGTATTTAGCGGCAGTTGCGATTGCTTTTTCAAGCACGATGAACAAACGTCTTACGTTAATTCTATCGAATGCACTTGGTTTAGCAAGTAGTGTCTTGTCACCAAACAAGATTGTACCTTCGCCCGGGAATGTAAGAATTGGGTTAACGCCATTCTTATAAAGTTCGTCACGGAAAGTTTTACTTGGAGACCATGCAGTTTTAACAACGTTCTTAATTTGACCGCGGTTAAATCCAGCAGGTGACCACCATGCATCTCTTTCGTCAGTAGAACGAACAACCAGACCAGCAACGTCACCGTTGAATGGTACCCAACGATATACATCGTTGTACTTGTCGTACTGGTATTTCCAGTTACCATCTAGGAATGCATATGAAGATGAAGGCAGGCTGTCACGGAATTCAACAATATCTGTTGCTTCGCTACCAGCGTTGTTCACACAATCTGCAAATTCAGGTGATAGGAATGCAACACAATCAAGTCGTGCTTCACAAACTGCAATCAGGTGAAGAGCGATTGTTTGGTTAGCGTCTGCACCAAGAATAAGTGATACGTCTACTTCTTCTGCGTTTGCGAACATGTCATAACCAGCGATGATTTGAGCATCAGTTGCGGCAGAACCATCAGCACCACCAGCAAGTGACCATGTAGATGGTACTGTAATTGGTGAAGAGTTATAGTCAACTGTATCTGCGGCGGCTGTATCCCAAGTGTTGGAACCCATTGCATGGTCTACCCAACGAACCCAGTTAGAACGTCTTGCGATTACTTGCTTGTATGCGTTAGTAGAACCGTCTGCATTCAAAGCACCTGGTGCTTTAGAAACGAATGCGAACTTTTCAATAACTTCGCCTTTAGTTCCAGAAATTTCACCATCTTCGTCAATTACTGCGATGTGAATTTCATCATTAGATGCGCCACGCTTCTCTGCATATGGTGATGTACCTGGGGCACCATCAAATGATGTTGCATATTCCCATTCTGCTACAACGTCACCAGCGGTGACATCAACAGAAAATGCTGAGTTAAGTGTTGCACCTGCGTCTGTTACTGCGGTTACGATTTTAGTTTCACCAGCAGAGATGACAAGAGAACCTACGGATAGGAATTCATCGGCATCTGTTAGAGTGAGTGCAGTACCTACTGTGTCTACAGTCAGCGTTTGGCGGAATGCCGCGGCTGTTGCACAAACAGAAACTTTCAGTGAGTTACCAATCAGTCCGGCATGTTTTGCCACAAAATACTGATTTGCTACAACGTTCTGACCGCCTTCGAAATTTTGTTCCCAGTCTTCATCATTTTGAATAAGAACACCAGTACCTGCTGTTCCTGCATTAAGTTGACCTGTCTGTTCGACACGGACAACCTGAAGGCTGTTACCGTATGCTAAAAAGTTAGCACCAGTATAAAAATGCACCGCTGTATCATTGGTAGGTTTACCAAACATATTGGCAAGCGAATCCTCGTTTCCGAGCAACTTGCGTTCCATGATTGGACCCCAACCAAAATTGCCAGCAATACAACCACCAGTCGCCGCAACGGCTGGTACTACGGTAGTTAAGTCAATTTCTGTGACATTAACACCTGGACTTAGTTGAAATGGCATATTTCATTCTCCTTTGTTTATAAATCAATTTGTTATGAAGAATATGGGTTAATCAAATTCTTTGTTTAACATTATTATTTAGTATTCTTCAGTTTTATAGATTACCAGTCATTTCCCCATTTAAGTGCTTTCTCAGTGGACCAAAGTGTACCACTTGTATCAACATATGTTGCCTCGGATGCACTTACACCATCATCAATAAATCCGAAAGGGGTTAATTCTTCATCAATCATTTCACGGTTAAATTCTTCTAGTTTTCGTCTGAAATCCATGTTAGTAAGTTCTCTGAAGTATTTCTGAGAAGTCATCCACGAAAACAAAACGAGACACATAACTAAGTCATCATGTGCGCCGCTTTCTGCTTCATAAGATTGCGCTTTACTTACAAATGTATTTAATTCAGATATAATATCAAAATCATTCAAAATCAATTGGTCAGACACAATCAAATCTTTTAGGGTCTGACACCCAACACGTTTTACATATTTAGATGTTTTCACACCCATAGATATATTCTTACCGAATCCAGCACCAATCTGTTGACCTGCTCGACCCATTTGGGCGACACTCATCAAATTTTCATACTCTAAGTCCGAATGTAGAATATCTGCTACTTGTTGACCTACATCATTAATCTCAACAAGAACATATGCTTCGTTATATTTATTACCCGCTGTCTTTACAACTTGTGGATAAAGTAGGGGTGATATGTTCTTATTTCTATATTTTGCAACTACTTTATATGGCATTACTGATATGTCGATAACAACAAATGCTGAGTAATCAGCACCAGTACCTCTTGATGTATCTACGATGATTGCATAAGAATGGTCTGTTATCGGTTCTTCAAATATCGAAGTGCCTTCTCTATTATATTTAGCCGTTTCGTATGTTAGAGTTCTGAGTTTAGAACCTGGAATAAGTGTGTTCGATGACCCAATAAATTCACATTCAAATTCAACTCTGAATTGGTCTTCAGATGTGTTCGCAATCTGTTCATTCTTCCATTTTTCATCACGACCTGGGATATCTGACCAATGAACATCAATTCTTTGATATGAGTTTCTACCCTTCTCACTGTCTGTCCACAATTTGTAGAACATATTTAGACCATTTGGGGTTGATGTAATCAGAACCTTAGTAGTCTTACCAGATGAAATAGTAGGGTATACAGATGCAAAAAACTCATCTTGCAGATTTGCAGGAATAAATGCAAATTCGTCTAAGTAGATAAGATTGAATGAACCACCACGAACCGCAGAAGAAGATGTAGCAGAACTTAGAATTTTTGAACCATTCTCTAGTTCAATATTACCCTTATTCCATTCTACAACGCCTTGTTGCATCCATTTCGGTAGTGCTTCATATGCTCTTTGAATACGAGACAGAATTTCTCTTGCTTGTGCTAGTTTATGTGCTAAGATAGCAATATTATATTCTTCATTGAACAATACTGCATGTAATAGTAGTGCCGCAATCGTAGTAGTTTTACCAGACTGTCTAGGCATCTTACAAATAACAAATCTGTTACTCTGTACTTTATTAATAATATCTGTTTGGAATGAATATGGGACGAATGGTACAAATCCCTCATCAACGTTTACAATCTTGACATAGTGTTCAATAAAATATTCTGGGTCACCCGCACACTTTACCCACTCATCTACTTGGTCTTGCGTAAACTGAGTTGATATGTTTGCTCTTTTTAGATTTGGGTTACCGAGATAGTTTTCACTCACTGTCTTCTACCCTTGCACCTTTTGCGAGTTGTAAAAGTTGTTTCTGTAACTCTTTTGTACTACCAACGAATACTGTATTGTTCTGTACTGCTTTTGCTGGTCCAGCGTATTCTTCTTTGTCCAATTCTTTCTTTTGCTTATGAACATCAAGTAGTTCTTTGTTTGCATCAACCATAGTTTTGATTAGCGTAGATGCAACTTCATATGCACGAGGTTGTTCACTCTCTTTTGCAAGTTGCAAGATACCGTCAACTGCGTCTTCACCTTTTTCGATAAGTTTCGCAATATTAGATTTTGCCTTTACAAAATCTTCATCAGCATCTACATTAGAACTAGGAATAATTGAAGGTGCTAAGATTTCTTGCTCTGCTTCAATAATTTCTGAGTTAATGTTTAGTGCATCTTCTAGTTTTTCTTCTACTGTTTTTCTCATTCTGTAATCACCTTATTATTACGGAGCCTCGCCAGCGGCGGTACTCTCAGTAAATCCAAAGTCGCCTGTAGTCAAACCATTTGCGTCATCTGCGGTTGAAGTCGTTGTTGCACCTTCAAACTGACCATCGTTAAACTGATTTTCGCCTATTGTGCTTACAACGGCAGATGTGACAAGTTGACCTTCACGGACTGCGCCGTAGATATTACTCTTCATTGTAAAAGATAAAGACCATATCAATGAACGTCTTGTTTCAAAATCACCATCATAAACATCTTCTTGTTGTAAACTGTTTAGAATGATTGGAATGTCTCTTGTTATTTCCAACTCAGGAAACTCTTTAATTGTTACATTAAAATGTGGTGTGAAGTATGGCAAAATCTGTTCAAGTATCTGCGTACCATCTTCAGCATTTTTAGTCATTATGGATAGAGTAAAATCGAAAGTATATGGTACAGGAGCAAAAGTGTATTTCACACCTTCACCTTCTTTTTGATTTGAAAGTCTTTGACTTGAACTAATCTTTCTCTCTGCATCATATGTCATAGTATCCATTTCGAATGCCATGCGTGGGAGAGTGATAGCAGTTTCTTGGTCAAATTGTCCAGCATCAAGTCTTGCTAAAAACTTCTGTTTAGGTCCATATGAAATAGGTACTTTTCTTCTTTCAATTTCTGCACCTGCACTATCAAATCTTCTAACATAAATGTCATTGAAAAGATTACCGAAAACGATAACCATTTTTCTAATAGATGCATGATAAAATGTATGCCCTAATGCCATAATTTAATACTCCTCACTGAATGGGTTGTCTTCTGTAAAGTCGATAATGCTATCTGCGTCTGCTTTGAATGCATCGTTATCTGCACTAGTTTCAGGCATTACCATCGTTTCTTTAACACCAAGAACATAAGACGCACCAGAAGTATCGCCATTTACTGTTCCACCTGTATTAAAGTTACCATTAATTGTTTTGATTGTGAGAATTTTAGATGCTGGGTTCCAATCAGAAACTATTGCTTTTGCAGTAAAGTCTGCTAATGTAGCACCCTGATATATTTCTTCATTGACAGTATAATCTCCAGTACCATCACCTAGTGTTAGTTGAATTGTATACTGTAGTGCAGTGACTTCATCATCAATCTCTGCGACACCAGTATCAATCTTCTCACCATTGTATTCGAACAGTTCTGTAGATAGTCTGTAAATATATGTTTTACCAATCTGATAATACACTTCTTCATCTTCAACGAATTTGATTTCAAGTAGATTATCTGTGAGTGGGAAATATAGTAAATCGCCTTCTCTGGGTCTTGTGAAAGACATACCAGCGGCAGTTGCATCTTCTTCAAAACGAGAGTTTGCAACAACAAAATTCTGTGTATCTCTAATCTCTACGCCAAATTTAGACAAAAGGTCGCCGTCACCAGCAAAACCATCTACACCCTGTACATACATTTCAATAGTAAACTCATCTTCAAATGAAGAGTTTCTTACTTCATTAAAGATATCATCTACATGTGTATATTGTCGGGGAATGTACCTAATGTCTTGACCATAGATTTGTATGGCTTCAACTACTAGGTCATTAGTTAGAGATTGTTCTTCTGTGTTTGTGTAGAAATTAAAATACTGGTTCGTTGCCATTGTTGACTATCCTCACCCTGTATAGAAATCAACAGGCAACTCATGTGTTAAACTCATCTGTTCTTCAAGTTCTGCAATTTCTTGCTTTGCTTCTTCCAAAATAGCACGCCCATTCATTGTGACGCCGCCTGGAAGTGCAATACCCTCATACTTAGATACGTTCATACCCCATTGCTCTTTGATTTGTGCAGTTGCATATTCTCTTAAAAATCTATCGCCCCAAATTTGTGAGAATGTAGATGGGTCAATTATCTTATAGCATTCTACGATAACATAGTCATCCACAGAAAGATTGTCAGACCAGTCCATATCAATATGTACACGGTCAGTATGTCTTTCATGTCTGATTGGGTTCACACCATTAAAGAGGTCATCTAACATTGTTAGATGTGAACGCATTGTTACATATTCTGAAGCAGAGGCAGATGTAAAGTCAAAAACATCATTCAAATGCATTTGATAGCGAACATCAAACATGCTTGAAGATGAAGTTGCATTATCAACGCTCAAGACACGCAAAACCGAGGTCACACTATCGTCTACTGTGATGTATTCGTTGTCAATGTCTGTCTGAGTTATTTGGTGTTTGACATAAGTACGAGTAATAGCGTCAGAATGATAATCTTGAAAATATTCAATCGCATCATCTATTCTATCTTCTACTTGGTCAGGTGATACGTTAATTTGAATAACACCCTTGCCCAATTTTCTTAGGCAATATTCTTTAAACTCTGTTCTGCTGGTCGGTGTTGCCATTAGTTTCTATACCCTCTGAAATGCTGTTCTTATAATACTATTTAGTTCACGGAGAACCACCAGCAACAAGTTTGTGTGGGGGTTGCCCCCCACACTGTTTTGCTTTTTCTTAGGCTTGACTTTCAGACCAAGATATCTTACCAGTCACGAAGAATGGGTTAGTACCCGAAATGTCAGATGTTGACTGTGGCTGAACTGCGATAGTCAGCAAGTCAGGACCGTTCGGGAAGATACCGTCACCACCTAGAATTGAGTTACCAAGTTCAAGCAACTCGCCGAGGTCAATATCAAGTGAACCTGCAGAACCTTTTACTGCGTAAATGGTTGTTCCGCCAGTTAGTGTATCACCGTGGTCGTGGTCAATAATCTGTGACAACGATGGTGATTCCGCACCTTGGAAATCTGCTTTCGATGGAATCGAGTTCAGAATTAAGAAGATTTCAACGTCTTTCGAAGTAGTGATACCCGCTTGACGCAATCTCAACTGCATTCTGTTAATGATTTCACGCTCACCAACTGCACCAGTCAAAGCAGAATCCACAGAAGGTGAAAGTCTCAGTGACACTAGTGGGATTGGTCTGTCAAGTTCAATTGCTGTAACTTCACCATTGACCAATGTCGCCGCACTTGCAATGTTTGCAGTACCTGGTTCTGTGTTTGTCGCAGGATACGATGTAAACACTTTAGAAGTTGCACCGTCAAGTTTAACTTGTGTTACATATGTACCTTCAGGTAACAAAGACGAACCACTAACTGTAATCTGAGAACCGACAACTGTTGCAGTAGCGTTTGCTTCTGTACATGGGATTGCATATACGAACACACGGGAACCATTCAGCGTAATAACATCGAATGTTGATTCCGCATTGGATGGGAATGTTCTGCTTGCGCCGTTAGTAAATGCGAACGGTTTAGAGTTACGAGAGAACAAGTACGCTTTATCGTCATCAAATCTACCATCCATGATGATTGAAGTACCGAAGTGGAACAGTGTAGGCGCAGTAGTTGCGGCTGGACCGTTTTCAATCTCATAGCGCCCTGGAAGGTTACCAGAACGGAAGTAGGATTCGCCAAGTCTGTTATTGTGTACAAACTCATGCATGTAGCGGATATGTCCTTCACGGTCTTTGAAACCGAAGCGAACTTTACCAGCACCGTACCAAGAGTAGTCAGCATAACACATATGCAACTTGGTTGTATCAAGTTTAAATCCTGATGGACCTTGACCATTAGCAGTATCAATATTCCACTCACTCTGTGGTGCTTTACGGTTTTCAGTCTTAGTGACTTTAATACCCTTAGAAGTAATACCACGATAAGCAGGCTGTACGACCATTCTCAAGTCAGAAGATACTTCAACAATCTTATAAGACTGTCCACGAATTACAACTCTATCACCAGCAACCACTTGCGTAGTAAACGATGTGTCGTTACCAGTAATCACCTGAGAGTTTCTTGTTGCAGTAACAGAACCCGCCAACTGGAGAGTAGATGAACGTACAACAGCGGAGAGTGTATTACCATCATATTCGAAGAAGAATCCGTTTTGGTCATCAAACATACCTGCACGAACAAAACTATCTTGCCAGCCGTTTCTTACATATGTTGGGAACCCAGATGCTTTTGCTTCATCAGGAACTTCAGCCATTACATATTGGAACTGGAATGGAGTTGGTATTGCACTTACTGTGAATACACCATTATATGGGTTATTCGACAATGGTCCAACTGTAGCACCAGCAATCGTAACGGAATCACCAACTGCTAAGTTATGCTGTTCTTGTGTGTTCACAGTAGCAGTTGTAGTGCTTGACTTAATCAACGACCTCAAGATACGAGGTGGGTTGAAGTTGATTGCAAGCGAGTTCTGAATACCTTTACCTGACTGGTATCTGAAGTATTTACGAGATTGACGAACAATCTTACTATCAGGAGAAGTACCTGCCGTAATATCTACACCACCATCAAATGATTTATGCAAAGAATATCCATCAGGACGTAGCATAATCTGAGTAGTGAAGTAGTATGCAGAAGGTGTTGCTTGGTCTTCAGTTGGTGCATCAAACACACGAAGTTTTTCATCTGTCTGAATATCACGAACAGTCAAAGTATAAACATAGTCAGGACCAGTTACATAGATTTCATCGAAACGCTTGAACGTTGTCAAGAAGTTTGTACCAGAACCTGTAATTTCAACATTTCCGTCTTCAAATGTTATCAGACCAGAACCAGAAATTGCTTTAACAAGTGAACGTGCCTTAAGTGTGTGTACACCTGTTTGAGCGCCCAGACCAGTTTCAATGTTATTAAGTGCAGAATCCGAAGAAACAGCAAGTTTAATTTTGTCTGCCGCAGTAACAATAACGTTAAATACGTTGTCTGTTTCATCGGTCAACATTGAAGTATTACCTGTACCTGGGTCGTATGTTACAACTTCACCAGTAATCAGGTTGTGTGGGGCGTCAAATGTAATTTCACCTGTAAGACCATCAATGTCTGTGGATTCAAATGTATATGCTCTCAATGGAATCTTAAAGTCTGTTGCAAGAACAAACTCATTTGGATTTGGAGTTTCTTCAATGATTGCAAATACGCCATCATAAGCACCTCTAAGAGAATCCACCAAGAATTCTTGTTCACCAACAACTCCTGTGTCATTAAGTATAACTGAACCAGTAGCACCTGTGACAATAAAGCGGATTTCCCACCAGTTTGTCATACTGCCAACTCTACGGTTAATACGAGATGTTGGGTCAAACTCTACGTTCACACCAAGATTACCACCATTATCTACTAAGATAGCAGAAACATCTTTTGTTGTCCACTGAATATCGCTTCTGAATGTGGTTGTATCTGCACCACCAGAGCGACCGATAAAGTATTCAGTATTATCGCCAGTAAACTTAATCTTAACATATTCACGACTTTCGTTAAAGTCACCACGATACTCTACACCAATGATTGAAGCGCCTGTTGGAGTAATTCCTAGAGGAGTTTCAATGTTGATAAATTCAGTAACAGTCGAGTTATTTGAACGACCAACTGCGGCTGTTGTTGCTTGTGCAGTTGTATCAACAACTTGAGAAAGTGACAAACGGGAATCGTTTACACGGTTCAAGTTATATGCAGTGTTATTTGTCAATCCACCAATTACTGTAGATACTACATGACTTTCAAATTTAATGTAATTCGTATCAGTTCCTGGAGTAGAAGGGTCACCACTTCCAACACCTACTTCACCAGTCACGGCAGGTTCATCAAATGCTATATATGCATTATGACTTGCCAGAGTGAATGAGTAAGTTGTAGTAGTTGCGGCATGTGATGTGCCTGTTATACCACTATATGAATTCCATGCTTGTGCGGCGGCATCCCATTCCCAAACACTTGGTCTATCTGTATTTCCGATAGAACCAACATCACTCAATGTTACTTCATAATCTTGAGCGACAAATGATTTAACTGTTGGGTTTTGTTCGTTCTCGCCAATATAGTCACCATTAACGATGAATGCTCCACCTTCTGCATCACCTACAAGAGTTGTAGTATATGTTTGCGTTGCTGGTTCATTCTGACCTGATGCATAATATTTTGCTTCTGATTGTGCAATAATTTTGTGGTTGTTCACATAGAATGTATTGTACAAGTCATTTTCTGTAATGAAGCCGACTGTAAATTGGTCAGGATACCCAACGATATCATCTGTATTTGGTGCAATGTCCAATGTAATTCTAAACAAGTCTGGTGAAACAACAGCAATTGTAGCATCGAATGTTTCATCTGCAATTGTCTGTACAGAACCTGAACTATCAGCAAATTTGAAACGTTGCCCAGCCGCATAGTCTGTTGCATCAACTGTGATGGTTGCAGACTGACCACTAGTAATTCCGTGGTCTGGTTGGTAAATAGTGTTTTTATCTGAACTTAGGTCAGCGACAAACATGTAATAAACATCTGAGTTATCTCCAGCAGACCCAGTGTATATAGAGTTGTTTGTAAAGTATGCAAACTCCTCAGAGGCTGTACCAAAATCAAAGTTTATTCTAAATGTACCGTCACCGAAAACTGTTTGAGGTGAAGTAGTAGAAGACGCCGATGTTGCGTTTCTTAGTACGTTTGCTCTTGTTGGTTTAATTGTACCAAATCTACTATTCTGCAAGTCCGCTCTTGAAGAGAAGATATCTTTAGTGAGGTCTCCACCACCACTAGCAACACCATCAGCCTTACCTTGGAATGCGAGAACCCTAGAAGGATTTACACCACCAAGACCGTACCCACTTGGGTCAAGTGCAAGGTCAGCACCAGAATGTTCATAACTCTGTGCTTTGAACAATGCTTTTTGTGCTTCAGTAAGTTCCATACGAATGTGGAAACGAATTGTACCTGAAGAGATAAGGGTCGAACTTTCGTTCAAGTCATATCTGAAATTTCCTCGACCACCGTAAGTGGAACTTGTTGATGAAACAGCCGAAGTGATATCAAAACTGTTATTAAGTTCAGTAGACGATTCCGAATCGACACCATCGCCCTCTGGGTTGTTTGGACCTGTACCAAAAGTGATAGTACCGTTACCGTTCGGGTTATACAATGTGATGGTGCTGAGTTCGTTTGAAGCCTCAAAGTCACCATCTGCTTCACCCATATAGTCAAGGAAAAGTTTTGCGCCGCCTGCGATGAGACCATCAAGATAACCTGTGTAGCCACCAAATGCGTTAGCAACGCTAAGTCTGTGTTGGTTTTCACCATTACCTTGACCACGAAGACGAACGGCTGTCACTACATATCGGTTAGCAGTAACCGCACTTGTTGGGGCTGAGTTAGTATCATCACCTGTTGGTGGTGCTGTGTCGTTGACATAATATGCCGAAGACTGTGGGGAGTTATACTCAGTATAAATTTGGTCATGGCGAGGCCATACTCTCCATGCTTTATATACTAGTCCAAGACGACCCGCACCAACTGAGTTTGTGATTGTAGAAAGTGAAACTACACTACCAAGGCTGTAATTGCTATGTAACTTGATTGTATCTGCATCAATTACTTCAACAAAGTATACAGTACCATCTACTAATCCACCATCAGAGGCTTCAAAGAATGGTGAGTTGAAGAGCAAGCAAGATTTATTTGGTAGGTCGTGACCAGGCCATGATACAGTATTGTTCACGGCATCAAATGAATTTGTTTGTAGATACAAACTATAAGTCGATTGATGGTCCCATGTAACAACTTTATTTTGTCTTACGTTACCACGCCCAGTATCTTCTGCCGATGTAACTGCGATATTCGTAATGAAGTTTGCATCAGTATCTAAGAATGGACGACCATCTGGAGCGGTCGCTGTTGGGTTTGCGATAGTAAGAGACTTAGGACCAATTGTGTTACGAAGATATACTTTTGTACCAATTGCGAAACCGTGAGTTTCTTTTGTAACAACATCAATCTTGGAAGGTGCGCCACCATCTGTCTGTGCGCCATCAATGACGGAAACTGGGAGAGGGCTTCCTTCAAAAAATTTGGCTGGCACGATTGTAGTGTAACCACCTGAGATATCACCAGTTGTAGATGCAGGAACGTCAAGTTCGAAGAAGAATGTGTTCTGCCCATCAACACCAGAAATAGTGAAGAAGCCTTCTGCTTGATAATCGTCAAGACCTTGAACAGATACGGGTAGACCTAATTCCAAGTTATGATTAATGCTAGTTGTAACTTTAACCTGCTTAGAACCAGCAACTGCGTCAACAGAAAGAATACCATCAATTGGTTTGTCACCAGAAGAAGAGTATACTGTTGGAATGTTGTTTACTGATTGAAGTGTTTCCCACTTAGTTGACTGTAGACCATATTCAAAGTCAGTATCAATCAAGTTACCTGGGTTAGATACACGAATTTTACCAACAGCATCAAGCAAATCTTCAGCAACAGTCATAACTTCGGAATCTTTGTTTACAAAGACCTGAATATTATCACCGCCACCGATATCGTCATCACCTGCGGTATCGTAATCTAAGTTGATTGTTGTTAATTCGGTTGCTTCACTAAAAGACCAAGTGCCTTTATAGTTCTGCGAATTGAATTGGTATAGTGTTTTCGCCGCGGTTGTATCAGTAATGAGAAGAACTTTCTCTTTACCGTGATGCCCTTTGAATGACACTGTACCGGCTGTTTTGTCAAAGGTGACATATGCCGATGGAATTAAATGTCTTGCCATTTTTTGTGTTCTCCCAAAATTTACATTAAGATTTGATTATCAAATATATTTATACGACAAACTTATCCGCCAAATCCGATATGATATGCCGTGATATAGTCTCTAATATCTTCATCCTGAATTCTCAATGTACCTCGAATGTTGATATCTGTTGCCAGTTTACTGGATTGTACTGCCGCATCGGCAATACGCTGTGTTGTGATTGCTTGGTCTGCATCAAGCACATTAACTACATTAATTAAGTCATTTGTTCTAGTCACCCACTGGGTAATAGAATTTGAATTGTTTAAAGTTGCGATTGTCATTGGTTTCCCCTATGCTATCATTTATTTATAAGTTGAGTGAGTAAAGATTTGATATCTTTTAAATCATTTTCTAAACTATTTAGTCGTTTCGTGTTTGCCGCTTGCTCTTCTTTCAATCTTTTCTTTTCTAAGTAACTATCAATTTCTTCATCACTTAGAGTAGGTATAATTGCTTTTGAGTATGGGTCACGAATAAGATTAGGTTTATCGTGTATCCCCAAGTAAACATCGTCTACTTGGGGTTTGATTTCAGTTTCAATCAAATTTTTATCTGGCATTATTAAGTGCTACCTGTTAATATTCTCAAATCTTGTGCATAAGGTACTCTTGATTTACTGTCAGTAAACAAACATACTTTTACTGCAAATGTTACAAAGTTCCCAAATTCAACACCATCTTTGTTCGTGTACGTTACTGTACCGCCTGCAGGCTTCCATTCGTAGTCAAAAGTATCACCTTCATACTCTGAGAATGTCTGCTTTTGTTGCAAGTCCATGCGTACATATGGTGTATCGTCAAATTCACTAGCATCACCAGAAGAAAGAATTTTATAGTAAACTTCAATCTCTGAACCACGAGGACGATAAGAACGCATTCTAACAGAAATGTTATCAGATGCAACTCTATCTTCAGGAATTGTTACTTGTTTTGTAACGTATCTTGCCTGTGCATTTCCGTCAAGTGCGCTTGTCTCACCTAAAATCACAAAGACTGGTGCAACTTCACCTGAACCTGCGGCGACTGTTAGTGTTGGTGTTTCATAGTAACCCGTACCTTCATTTGTAACACGAATTCCAATAAAGTCACCACTATTATATAGTCCTTCAAATTCAGTACCATCTGAGATGACACCTTCTGCGATAAAGCCACTACCAATACCTGTAAGTGTTATACCACCATTTGCTGTTGTGGGTGGATTAGCAGGGTCATAACCTGTACCAACACTCTGAAGTACAATTTCTTCAGAACTAATCTGACCATCATTAATCAATTGGTCGATTAGCAATGCTCTTGCAGGTTCGATATCAATTGCTGGAGAAACGTCTACGCTTGAACTAGTCATATTGTACTTGAAGTAGAATGTACCTGCTTCAGGACCTGCGCCCATTTCTCTATTTGCAAATACGTTCTCATCAGGAATATATTCAGTCCACCCAGTATCAATTGCTTGCTCTGGTTCAAGTGCTTCATTTTCAGCATTTACTAAAGATGTACCTTTATAGTAGAATTTAATATCTGTAGCATCACTTGGGTCAATTGTCTCAACAACTGATTTGAATACTTGCCACGGATACATATCTTCACTTTCGTACTGACCAAGAACGGCTTCACCAACAACACTAGTATCAAAGTTCGCTTTGTAAAGTCTGAACATCAAATCTTGTGTTTGTTCTGCGGTCCATGTAGAAGCGTTTTGTGACTTGAACAATGAACCAGCATATGGCTGTTCTGTAATTCTATTCGAAGAACCCAGAATTTCTGCACCCATTTCAGTGATATATGTCTCATAATTGTTAGAGTTTGACAAGAGAACAACCGCATATTCGCCAGGCTCCAAGTAAACGGGAGATGGAAATGCTACTTCTGTTGGTGATGCAAGAACACTTTCATTATCGAATGGGTTCTCTGGCAGAACAACATCAGCAGGCGGAATATCGACTTTACCAAATGGAACAATCAATGCGCTGTCTGGGTAACCGTTGTTTGTCGGTCTAATCTGTACAGATACAGGAATTTGCTCATCTTTACTTCTGAAGAACAAGTCAATCTTTGTGATGTAAACACCATTCGGGTGCTTCTGTGCATCAACCAAGATTGTTTCTGCAACTGGGTCATACCAACCAACAACTCTGCTTGAACGGCGGCGAGATACAATTCTACTTGTTGCCGAACGAACAGTTCTTGTTTGTGTAACAGTCTCACGAATAAGTGCAGGTACACGGGTTGTAACTGTAGTATTCTGCATAATTTTCTTTTGACCTGTTGCACGATAAGTTGCATCAGCCGAAGTTGTACAGTCCCTTGGGTCTGCTTTATTCGGGTCGTCAAGTATGCGGAAGACACGTTCACCAGTCTTAAATCTCAAGCCAGTCTCACCTTCATTAGGTAAGTTGAATATGCCTGATAGAGTACCAGAACCATCTGTCTTCAATGCGTCACCGTCTTGCGCTGTAGTCAATCCAGACAAACGAGCGGTTGGCGGTCTACGGGTAACTGTAGCACCAGTAGCATCTTGTACACTAGTAACTGTACCTACAATTTCCAAAGTCCTAGAGTTATCTGCAATGATTTGGTCAATCTCTGCTTGTGTACCTGGGTTCTGTTCTGTAATAATATCGTCAACTGTACGCTTAATATCATAAGTTGCTTCAAACTGAAACTTAATCTCATAGAAGTTACGCATTGGTCCAGGACCATAGTTCACACGACCAGTTGGGTTAATCCAAACACGAAGATATTGGTTGCCCCTTCTGCTATAGATACCTGCTTGTACGTTACGTCCATTCGGATATGTTGCAGTCCAGTTAGTATCTGTTTGGAATACAGAACCTGCACGAACACCTGAGAAACGACCTGCTAAGAAGCGGTTCGTACTAAAGCGCCACCACCAGCGGCGTCTCCACCAACGTCTGAACCAACGTCTGCGGGTATTCGCAAATCTGACAACAATATACTCTGAAGACGCATTCAAGTCACCACGGACCTGAATACCAGTAACTTTCAGAGTTTTTGCACGAATTTTATTTCCGTTTACATCATTACCTAAAATACTTGTAATATTGTATGTTTTAATAATACGTCTTCTATGTCTACGACCAACAGCAGGTGACCATTTACCAGAAACGGTTGCTTGTTGAATAACAGTACGCTTAACGATACGAGTAGAGAATGTATCTTCTGCGGTTAGTCCTTCAGCAACAAGTCTGCCTGTTGAACCGTCATGTCCAGCAACAATATTACCTCGACCCAAAATCGTTGTTGGGTCGTCAACATCATACACAAGAACTTCTTCTTTTTGCAAAAAGCGTTTTTCTTGTGCAGTTGCATCGTTAGGATAAGTCAACTGTGTACCGACAATATCAAGTGTGTTTGCTGGTTTACAATATGCCGCAACCGCTTTGTTATCGAACCATGGGTATACAGTTGTATTTGGCTTCATGCCTGATACATTAAAGAATACTTCTTTTGCTCTCATCCATGGGATGATAGTCAAGTCTACAACTTTGTTACCTAATGAACGTCTAACTGTTCTCATACCCCAACGTGTACGAATACCTGTACGAGTTTGTCTACGAGTTGTTACAGTAGTTGCTCTTGTGATGCGGTCTGTTCTACGAATAACTGCACGTCCTCTAACAGAACGAGATGCCGCAGACCTGAAAGATGGGTCACGCCATGTAGAACTTCTTACGCTACTTCTTGTGTTTGTAGTACGACCAGTCCATGTTGTCTGCCAGTTGTTCCACTGAACACCACCACCGAAGCGTCTACGAAATCTTGTTCTGCGATTAAGTCTACCCAGAATACCTCTAAACGCATCATTCTCACCTGCAATGTTTACATTGACAGTCGGACGCTGTTCAGTGTCAATCCAGTTGTCAGTATGCGGAGAAAGTTCCATCGTACCAACAAAGTTTGCAATGTTGTATGGGTTGACGTTAATTGCTTTAGAACACAGAGGAATTTCAACAAAAATTTCTGGTGTATATGGTAGTGTAATAAGTTCGCCAGTCAGCATAACATCGTTACTATCATCTTCATCATACTCCATTGCAACATTTTCTGTTTCGAATGGAGGACGAAGTTCACCTTCTTCAAAGTCAATTGAACAATCGTGGTCTGGGTTTGATACGTCACCAACTTGGTGTCCGTTGAAACCATCTACAAGCATACCCGTTTTAAGACCTACAGTACCGTCTGGGTTCTGAATTGTCAATGCGTCTGCTTCACCTTCAAGTGAATTCAATGCAGACATATATTCAAGGTCATTTAGACGTACTTCAATATCTGCAATATCCCTAGAGGTATAGTTTTTCTGAGGAATATATTCATAAAGAACATCATCAGGTTGGAATGTATATGCAGGAACATCCAACAAGAACAACGTCAATGCTGTTTCGGGTTCTGGTGGATACTCTGGGCGCAATGAAGATACACCCTTAACTAGTTTAAATTCTTGGTCGGCAGTCAGAATAAGTCTGTCTCTACGGTCAAGATAGTATGAGAAGTCAACTTCAACTGTGCTTGTTGGTAGGGGAAGAACAACACCCTCAAGGTCTGTGAATGATGTAACATTAGATAATGCCGCATCAATGGTGTCATTAGAAACAATAGCATCTTGTCTTCTACCGCGGAAATCTAGTACGTTTCTCAATTCATACAACTGACCAGTAGTTGCAGAAGAGAACTGTGGAATATTTTCATATGAAACATCTGAGTATGAGTTTACTGTAAACATACCAGACGCACCCGATGTAATGTGCTGGAAGTATCTAAACTGTACAACCAACTGACCAACAGGAAGCGTTGAACCAGTAATAAATTTCAGTGAACCATAATCATAGAAGTTATCTTTTTGCCCATTATTCAATTCAAAAAGAGATGCTTGGTTAGTAAATTCTATGTCGCCATCAGCATTTACTAGATTTCCGTTTACATCAATAGTAAAGTCTGTTAATGTAATACCCGAATTCGCATCGCCAGAATCCCAAATACCGACAACATCAAAAATGTCTGAAGTAAAGAGACTTAATATGGGGTTCGTTGATAAAGCAGGTGCTTCATATGTGTAAGTGTTTGTTGCGAGAGTTTTCGCTTTCTCTGCGCCATTGTTTAAGTTTAGTGTTGTTAGAATATTAAATGTAGTACCCGCAGAAGGAGCCACTGCACCAGAAACACCATCTGTTGCAGGGAATGATACACGCAATGTATCTGCGGCGTCATCTGGACGACCCAAATCAATAGAAAGTTCTACGCCAGATGTTGGACCCAAATCTACGATATCGCCTGGTCCATATGAGAACCCATTGCTGTCTGTAAAACTGCCAGAAGCAAGTGTCATTGTATAGAACAATTGTGCTACTGTACCAGAGATACTACCTGCACTTGGGTAGAATAAGTTATTACTATCTGAAGAAACGATAGGTGCGGAATCTAATCCACCGCTACCTGCGTTTGGAATAGTAATATTATTGTATTGTACTTGATATGAATAGTCAATATCATTTGTGCCGCCTTCGCTTGCAAGAAGTCCACCAGACTTAATTGAGCGAATATTTTCATAAGGCAGTTCAAAGATTAGAGAGTTAATACCTGCTTCAAATAGAATTGTAGTATTGTTCGCTTCTTCACTCACTTTACCATCAATAGCAATTCTTGCGCTTGCATCGAAGTCATATGCACCAGATGTTAATGTTGCAACTGCTAGACTTTCTAGGTTATCAAACGTATCTCTGATAATTGAAATTTCATACAAATATGTTCTGTTTTTAATGTCTACTTGATTGCCGCTACCAAAATCTGTAATGTCTTTTTCTGAGAAGCGAACCATGCGTACTTTTGCAGTACCAATCTTTGCATAGTTTTCATATACCCACTGAGGAATAGTATTATTAGTAAATGCCTCTCCAGAATTACTTGAAGTTGAGTAATATTGTGTTGCACCGTCAGGAGAATATATTTGTACATCTCTTCCTGATTGCCCAACAAAATTTCCGTCCCAATCACCTAGAGTTGCAAGACTATAATCGTTATTGACATTTGTAGTACCAGTCAAACGAAACCATGTAACGTCTCCTGTAGTATCAGTTACAATTTCTGCAATGACACCCCATTTGTTGCCAGCCGCGCCATTAAAGCGAAGTGTGTTACCAACTGCAACTTCACTTATTCCTGCACTCGTACCTGCGACAGTGATTGTTAGATGTGATGTAGTGATTGATACCCAAGCACCGTAATCATAACCCAATTGATATTGAGCATTCAACAAGTCTACTTGTTCTTGGTTATCAACATCGAACATATTGAAGTGTCTATTTGTAATAACATAGTTACCAAATTCAACACCGATGTTGTTACTTTCTGCAACATCAAATTCTCTTGCTTTATCAAGTTCTGCAAGAGTTTGAATTGGTGTTTCGAATGAACGACCACCAACGTATGCACGCCCTGGACCAATATCCAGAGTGAGTTTATCTTCATATGATTGAACATTTTCAACTACATCAAGTGAGAATGGGTCAACAACAAAGTTACCATGAATGTCATATACTGTTTTTGCCATCTCATCGCCGATTGCAGAATATACTGGTACCTTGACATGTTTATCAACACCACCTGCATTCAAACGAGCAATTTCAATAAAGTCAATATCAGAAACGCCGTCAATAACTTCTTGATTAGTTAAAGTAATACTCGGAATATATGTGTTTTTACGGACTAAGTTAAGGTCCATACGATATCTGTGACCACCAGGTGCGGTATAGTTGTAAGAACCTTCCGCTGGGTCAAGTAGTGAGTTATCATCATCTTCATCGACAATTGTATGCGTAATATCCATGCCAACACGACATGTTGCTGGATGATTGCCATCATACTGAGAAGATATCACAAGAGTTTGTGCAGGGTTATGTACAAACAAACCGTTAATGTAGAATACACCTTCATCAACTGAGATTGTTGTTGCTTCACCTTCACGTCCACCTGCGACAACACCAGTGTCAACAGATGAAGATATTTCCGCAATTGCAGTTTGGGACTCATCGGTCTCCAAGTAAATTAACTCGGAGCCGAGAGTACCAGTACCCGATACTAGGGTACAAAACAACAACGGAGGGGTAGTATCCGATGAGGCACGATAGTCAATAACAAACCATCTAGTTTCTTCAAAAGAGGGAATCGGCGTGGTGGCGTTATCCCTAGTTTTAATAAACTTACCCTTTAAGTTAGCGAGACTTGCTGTTGAAACGTCAACATTATCCAATTGCTCATTAAGAACAATGTATTTTGCGCCGTTGTTAATAGAGGACTGTGCCCCGTACACGATACTACCTTCACGGTAAATACCCGTACCAAACTCACCCATCTGATTTTGAATGATGGTCTGAAGTTGGGTCAGTTCCCTTGCTTGAACGGCATAACCAGGACGAAAGAGAATTCTTAGAAAATCCTTCTCTTTGTCATAGTCATCATAATATGGATTAATGTTAAAATTAATTGGCATAATTGGTGTCTCGCTATCCTAAATTCATCGGTTATAATTAAGTCTTATTCACAACTATTTATTACCGTCGATTTAGAATTCAACGATAAGTTTGATATCTTCAATTTGGTCAGCGGCACGGGTAATCGGGCGTCTGTACTCAACATAAAGAATATCACCAGTGTAACGATTAAGGTCACCACCATCAACACCACCAGTGTCAATTGCGGCTGTTGCAGTTGAACTGCCACCTGTAATAGTTTCACCAACAGCGAATGTACCCACAACATTAATCAACGAAACGATAGCGTTTGCTGTGTCATATGCAAGAACCTTAGCAGTTGCACCAGATGTTCCGCCAGTAATGACTTCATCTTCTACAAAGTTGCCAGATACACCAGTTAGTGTAAGGTTCCAGTCTTGTGCGTATGTGCTGTTTGTAGCAACTGCATCATCTGCCGACTGAGTTGGGTCACGAAGAATACCGATTTTACGATAGTCGTTGTTAGTTGGGAAGTTCCCGCCTTCACCATATTCCAAACGAGAGTTCAGCATCACATAGAAGCCGCCAAGTTCGTGAATTGGGTCGAATGCATGTCCGCCTTTTGGTGCAATAATAGCACGGGCAGTTGCGCCTGAACCAGTACCATCTGAGATAGCGATATCTGCAAATGAGTATGCTGAACCGCGGTTCTGAACAGTGATTTTGGTGATAACACCATTATCAACAGTAGCAGTAGCAGTTGCGCTTGCACCATCACCACTGATAGTCACAGTTGGCGTTGCTGAGTAGTTTGTACCACCAGCAGTTACAAGAATAACGTCAAGTGCGCCGTCTGTGGCTGAACCTGAAGTTGCTGTATCTGCACGAACTGGTACCCACTCAGGAGTAACGAACTTGAGTGTTTCCGCCGCAGTGATTGTGTACATGTATTGCCACTTGTACTCATCAGCAGTTGAGAATGGGTCAGCCGCAGTACCAGTAGGTTCAACAGTTGATGCACCACCACCATTGTTGAACAAGCACTTATAAACGTCAAACGAAGAGTTTACAACGTAAAATTCGTTTGAGAAAAGTGTCGAATCCTCATGGTCATACTGCGAATAAACAGAACCTGAGGTCCAGTCATAGCGTGGGATAACGTGAGCGACTTCACCAGATTGTACACGCTTGGCTGAAATCATGTCACGCCAATGGTCAAATTCAGTTTGGTCGAATGAATCCACAGGAGTTGGTGGTGTTACATCATCACCTGTTTCCCCTGCGCCTGTTCCCCATGGGTCTACACGCCCAATGAAGAGATACATATTTGTCGCGGCTGCCTCTGAAAAAGCCTCCACGAATTGTTCCGAATTGTGTAAACGGAACTTGCTAGTTACGATTGCTGGCATTTGTTATTACCTCCGAAGTGTTTAAATTACCTAAATATTATAATGATTTTCTACCATCATACATATTTATAATCAATGTTATCGTTGTTGTCCATAATAAATCTTTCTAAGACATAATATTTATAAGACACGCTTTAGGGCAGTGTACCTATAATATTATCGCTAGAATCCCTAATGTACCCTATCAAATTAGTGGATACTAGTTGAGAATTTGCAATGCTTCTAATTTGAGTGTTGTCTGGGTCTAAACCCTCAATAGTCTCATCTTCAATCTTATATATGAATCCGTTGAACAGGTTCATATTCTTATTAAACTGTTGTGTTTCATCCCTACCGACAACTTTAGTTTCAATTTCTTCTGCAAATCCTAACTTACGGTGCAGTGTAGTTTCAACTGTCAAATCAGCATTTCTGAATATTAAACGCTTGATATGTTGTCCAGCATCCTGAACAGCAACATTCAGTTCTGCTTCTAATACTAGTTTCTCTATAGGTATATTTCTATATATAAAGTCTCTAGGAAGAACTTGTAAGAATGTTGGGTCGAGACTTCTAATAGTTTCGCTAGAAATATCGTCAATAATCAAGTCACCGTATTCATGCAGTTCTTTAAAGCCACTGAGAATTGTAATCTCTTGTAACCCTGGTTCTGCAACTTGCATTTCAACTGAAACAGATTGCGGTGAAGTGAGAAGATAGTTATGAGTTGTCCAATGTCTGTGAATTTCACGTTGCATTGCGACAGACAAATCAAGAACTTTAGAAATAGTCGGTCTTCTAAATGTAGAAGTCGAAACTTCTCTATTCAAGTTTAGACTTATTTCTTCTTCAAAATGTGATACTGGAACTGGGCTTTGAACATCAATGTCCAATTCAGTAGTACGTTCTATTGTTCTGAATGTTTCTACTTCTGCATTTGCATTCAGAGTTATATCTAATACTTGGGTTGTGTACTTATCTACAAGTTGACTATCAATTCTAACATGAAGTGAAAGGTCTTTCGCCCAATCTTTGATATCTGTAAAGATGGCATCGACATCACTAATTGACTGATTACCATCTAGGTCACGCAATTCACCAACACCAACCAAGACTACATTCTTGAATTGACTTGACCAAGTAACTTCTGGAAGTGACTTTTCAAGAATAGTTGGGATTTTGATTTGTAGTTCTGGTAAACGCTGTGCTTGACCAAATTCTTTTTTGATAACTGTTTTTCTAAACAGCGTATCACTCTTCAATTGAGTATTTAATTCATCAGTATTTAATATTGTTATTGCTTTAGATACTTCAACAGTATTCTCAACAATAATATTTTCAATATCAGACCTAGTTGGGAATTCTAGTACAGGAATTGGAGTTACATCCAAGTCTCTGAATTCCATTCTGATTTCAGGAATACGAAGTGCGAAGTTCTTCAGATTTGTTGGGTTAGTAACGAAACGCCCATCACCAGAATTCGAACTACCAACAACAGATGGCGGTTGATATATCTCACCAGTTTTGTTGCCTAGTCCACCGTAAGTAACAGTTTCAGTGAAGTCAGTTTTAAACAACATGATTGTTTTCTTATACTTCGGAATCTGAAGTCCACCAAGTCTTTCAGAGACAACCAAATCATTTGGGTCAGAAGTAAAGTTATTATACAAACCTGCTCTCAGGTTGTTAGTGATAAACACCTCACCAAAGAGTTCCATACCAGATGGGTGAACAAGTTTCTTGATTGTGTCACGATAGTTCTCAATAGACAAACCAGTTCTAAGAACGTAAGAGAATGTTTGGTAGTATTTGTTATCTTGTAGATATTTCGCTTCAGACAAATGACCGTCATCGTTACGGAATATGCCTGGGTGTCGTGCAATCGAACCAGTTCCCAATGTCACACTAGCATCACCATTACCTAAAGACGATAAATCTATAGATGGATTTGCATAATACAAAGCACCAAAGTTCTGATTAAGAAGTTTTACTTCTTTAATTCTACCGATGTTACTGCCGTCAGATGTGATGGTAGCACCTGTACCTGTAGCAGACTGAATTGTTGCAACTGGTACGCTTCTGTAACCAGAACCAAAGTTTGCCATTTTGAGTTCTTTAATAGAACCATCAGCAAGGAAATTAGAAGTGAAAGATACGCTCATCTCCGCAGTTTCACCCTGTCCAGCATCGTATGTCGCACCAGTAATAGATGCAGTGAATTCAATGCGAATGAATTTATCACCATCAATTACATCTGTACCTAGTGTGTAGTTACTGATGAGTGCTTGGTTTGTTACTGCGATATCTGCATCACCAACAGGTGCCGCTTGAACTGTCGCTAAGTCATCTCCAACCCAAACATTGAAGTAGTCGAATAATACTGTACCGTTGTAATCATTGGCGCTAATATTGTTTAGCAGTCCAGTAGCAGTCCAGACACCTGGACCTTCTACTTTAAATATATACGATTTTGCAAATGTTGTAGTATCACCATTTAAGACATCTGCAACTTCAAAATTCAGAATAGGTGCGCCACTTACACCTCGCCCAGTATAATCTGTACTACCAGCGGCATATTCCATACCATCTTCAGATACTTTCGAAACAAATGCAGATGCACCTGAACCGCCGATTGCGGCTGTGGATTCAAATACAACTGGGTCATTTACCTGATAGTTGATACCTTTATTTACAAGGTTCAAGCCTTGAATATTACCAGGGAAGATAGATGAGATTTGTGCTGAAGCACCTACACCACTATCACCAACTGCCGTGTCGATATCTAAAAGTGTGCCTGCGCTATAACCTGTACCCTTTGACGTAACTTCAATAGTTGTAACCATTGGTACAATTCTAAAGTAGTATGGATTATTTGATGTATCTTTGTAATAAACAAATTCTCTATCATCTACGTCATCAGATGTTGATGAAAGAAAGTCACCCAATCCTGTTACGTTTGATAGATACGCTTCTGTAATTAGAGTATCGCCCAAGAAGAACTGAATGATACGTTCAACTTTTGCAGTCGCCCATGTTCTAGTTTCTTGTAAGTTAGTTTCAGGATTTGTATAGATATAATCCTGATAGATTGTTTGACCTGTTAAAGCGAAAACGTCATGGTTGTCATCGTTTAAGAAACGTATAGATGTGACTGTTTCCCACTTACCATCAGATGCACGAAGAATATCATTTTTAGGATAATAGAATTCGACATTCTCATTGAACAGAATGTTGAATAGAAATTGATAAGATTTCTCTGTACCTTTAGATGCATAGAATGAACGAATGTTCTTGATAAGAAACTTCTTATCAATTTCAATATCTTTTGGAATCTGTTTTAAGAATTCTGTTTCAAGTTGCTGTAAGTATAAATCAATACTTGTATCTACATCTGCGTTTGATGTAACGTTTTGAAGATTATAATCAACTTGACCTGGAGATGCTAACCACTCATAGTATGCCTCAAGAAAACGTTGAAACATAGGATATTCGGCAGAAACAAACCCGGGTAGTTGGTCACCAAGAGCATGTTTAATCGAAGTATCAATGTGCTTTACATTTGTAAGCGACCCACCCATAGTGAGGTGATTGCCACACTGATAGAACAGTTTTGGCACAGGACCCATCGGAAGAACAATCTGAACAAGACCCTGAGATGTACCATTACCAGTAACTTGAAAATCATAAGCGGAGCCATCACCCAAAACTCTATCAGTTTTGATGTAGAATGGATGACCAGGAGCCTGTACATTAAAAATGTAAGTAGTATTACTTTGCAAATCTAATGGTGGATTTGCAACTCCGTTTATTAGATAACCGCCATTATTCGGGGCAGCCGTGACTGTGTAAGTATATGTCTTCATGGATTAATACCCAGAACTGCTAGAACTACTGGAACTGCTTGATGTTGTTCCTGAGTAGGAAACACCTGTATTAATTGTTTCACCAACTGCGAGGTTTGTTGCACCAACATATCTTGTCTGAGCATCAACCGCAGTTACGAGAATATCACCTTCAAGTATCTCCAAAATCTGATTTCTTACTGAGAATATGTCTTGATTTCTTGGATGAATTTCAACTACAAGTTCTTCATCTGCCGCACCCTCGGGTGTGAATGTTGCGCTGAATACGCCTGTGTCATAATTCACAAGACCTTTGTTTGTATCCACTAATCGTCTTTCACCAATAATATCTCTGTAAATGTTAATGGTACCAGCCCCATCATCAGAAAGATAGCAGTTAGGTTCGCCGAAATATGTAAACCCAGAAGTCTTAATCGAACCAAAGTGACCGACATGCGGATAAAATATTGCGTTTGAAAAAGATGCACTTACTGATTTAGATTTATTTGGAGTAAGAGGAATCTTTGTCGCAAGTTTAATTGATAGAGAAGAGTTTTCAATTGAAGGCGTAGAGGAATCAATTGTTCTCAAAAACTTAGAGTATTTAAAATATGAATTAAATTGCTCTAAGTCAATACGAGAAAAGTCAAGAATGCTTGCTTTGATTGCGCTTTCAATCAGCGTAGCAGATGCCGCACCAATTTCTCTATTGAAATATGCTTGAACTGAAGGTTTGATAAAGATATAAGATGGGTCTACAATCTCAGGAGTAATAGACACAACATTATTTACTTTAAGAATACTATCTTTAATTTGCTCTTTTGCAACTTCATTAATTGTAAATCCTGATTTAGGTTTCAGAGCAATAAATACTTTACCGTAAACAGGTGGGTCGTTAGTTTCTCCACCCCAAGAAGATACTGCTTGAACATCAGCATAGTTTTGTAGAATGCTTGTTTGGTAATCAGTAGCAGTTACAACACGACTTTGTGCATTAAAGTTTAGAGGCGCAAGATATCGGATACTTTCAATGTCTTCTCTATCAGCACCACCAGAAGATTTAGTATTGCCTGCATCAAGAATAACAGTTTGCTCATAACCATTAATTGGTGATGTGAATGCGAATCCTGAAGCGTTGTTTGCATCAGCACCAGATGTTGAAATATACTCAATAATAACAACATTGTCATGGGCAAGGCTTTTGCCGACAGTACCGTTACCGAAATAGACTTCATACTTACCATTCTCTACTTCTTGTAAAAAGAAGACGGCTGAAGTTGTACCTAGACCTGTAATAGAAGTTGTCTTACTGAATTGAGTTGTTTCTAGGTTAGTTGAAGACCTCTGAACTTTAACATTCAGTGTAGATGTGTCTGCGTTTGGATTTTCTAAAACAAATCTTTGTGAAGGATTGTTTTTATCGTAAGTAAATCTCTGTTCAATCTTAGTACCTTCATACAAATATATATTTCTTGTTTTGAAGATATTATAGTCACCTTCTGTACGATTGAAGATTGCATTTTCAGATTCCAAAGTATTGAAATAATATGCAGTCTTATCAATAGTAGTTTTGTATTTTGTGTATTTGGGTACAACAACACTTGTCGGAATCGGTGAGACTGAAGTAGGTACTTTAACTTCAATGCTTACAAGAACCTTAGAACTTGCTTCTGAGCGTGGAGTATAACCCAACATCTTTGCTCTTGAAACAACATTATCTCTTTGCTTTGCTGTATCTAAGAACATTTCGTTTGATATCATGTTCATGTAGAACGCATTATAGTGCGTATTGTACGCAAGCAAATCCAATAAGACCGCCATGGAAGAACCCTCAAAATCAAAATCTTTAAATTCAGTTTGATTTTGTAAAAACCCTTTAAGGTTTGCCTTAATGGAATCAAAGTCTAGTTCATTGACTTTTAGATTTTCTGCCATTTTATCTTACTCTCTCTAAAAATGTTTCTACCGTATTGACTGAGGCAACGTTTTCGATATAGAAGTCGATACGAACTTTGAACCCATTCTCATCTGGGTATCCTTCTACATTAACACCTTCCAGTGTTATTCTACTTTCAAAGTTCTGCAATACTTCAACGATTGCAAGTTTCAGCATATCTTCAGTGAATTCACCGAATGGTTCAAACAAAGATGCTCTAATGTTACCACCAATCTCAGGATGAAAAGGTCTTTCATAGTGAGAGGTCATAAGAAGATTAATCATAGAACGCTTGATTGCTTCAATGTCTTTCACTCGACCCAAGTCGCCAGTGACCGGGTGCGCCATGAAATTCATGTCGAAGTCCGAGTATGTTGCGTTAGGTGAACTTAATCTTGCCATTTCTTTTCCCTAATAAATTCTTACTATTATTTATACAACGGACGTTCACCCGCCTATGCTAACTGTACCAGCCCCACCAGTAATCGACCCATCATCACAAGGGTCACCTACTCTTGCCGCCGCTAGTCCCACAATCTTAACTGTACCACTTCCAGCATGAATTGGTGCTGTATGGTCTGCACAGACAGGAGGAACAGCATGAGAAACAGTTAAATCTGTTGCACGACATGCAAGCGCACCCTCAATGGTGACAGTACCTTGTGACGGAGTATCAAGCACAGTTGTCCCATCACATAGGTGTCCTGTATCTACTGCGTCTCCTTCTCTTGCCGATGCTGGCATAACTTCTCCAAATTAATCCAAATTAACCCTTGACAGATTTAAAATAGTGTGTTACTATACAGATGTAGCCTTAAATGTATTATTAGTTTATGTCTACTGTTGCACCTTTAAGCACCATTGCGCCTGCGGACTCTAACGTCATATTCCCATCACATTTTTGAGTGATATTCCCAGTTGCTTTTAAATCTACATTACCTGTGACGTTGATTTTTACATCGCCACCTGTGACAGTGACATCAATACCACCACCACCATCGACATAGAGAATGACGCCTGCGCCACCACTTGTCTGAACATTCAGACCTTGCCCGATAGATAATATTTGACCGCCTGTGATGGATTCGTTTAAATTCCCCGTAATAAATTCATTCTTATTATTAACAACCTTGACGTTCATATCACCGCCAGGGTTCATTTCCATACCTGTGCCTGTTCTATGTCTTACATCAACACGTTCTGCACCTGGGCTGTCATCAATCTCTACTGAGTGACCAGATTCCGAAACTTGTGCTTGATTGTATGGATATACTGCGGCATATGAAGAAGCAGGTTCATCAAACGTACCTCCAGCACCATCAGGAATACCAGTCTTTGCATCTGCTTCTGCGTTTGCAATACCCGCTGGTTTTGTGCCAGTCGCCGCACCTGGGGTTCCAGCACCTACAGTATTTACTGCATCTTCAGGTGTTTGTGTATTACCAATTCCAGCAGGTCCTGGTTCGTTTGCAACTGCGGGTGAAGGTCTATCAGCAAGTGGGTTTGGTCCATCGTCACCTAAATCGTCTGCGTAACCACCGCCACCTTTTGTTGGCGTAATGCCTGTGACAGTTGGTTGCTGTGCCATCGGACCATCATTGAAATAACCTACAACCCAATCACCAATTCTTGGTGGCGTAATTGTAGGTGTCGGAGATGGTGGATATACAACAGTAGACCACGGCAATGCTTCAGTCGGCAACTGTTCTACATCATCTGTATGAAATCCTAACGCACGAATACGAACACGACCTAGATTTTCTGGGTCATTTCTGTCTACAACTCTAGCACGGAATTGTACTAGTGGTCCGCCGTTACCCTGATTTGACTTTTCTATTGGCATCTTTCACCTCACTTATATCTTTCAAATGGTCGAATTCACCGACTTCACCTCGTTGAAACATCTCTTCCATGCTTGACGAAGGTTCGTTTTTCAACTTTTCTTTATTTTCTTTTTTCATTATTTACCAAAGAGTTCTTTTGTTTCTTTTGTTTTTGGGATGTTATTTTTAATCCAGTCAAATATTTGCTTCTGTACTTCTTTACGTTTAATAGGTCGTTTACCTTCTTTTTTAACTGTCAAGTAGGTAAAGTCTTTAATTACTTTCTCACCCTTACTATTTGGTTTATCAAAGAATATAGTATTTTCTCTGTTATTCAGAATGACTGCAACTTTACCATTGATACCTTTTGGGATTGAACCAGATACAATCTGATACATTGTTTTTGCGGCACCCTCATGCGTCTTCAGCAAAATGTCTTCTGGTACAACACGGGCACGATTTGAGTTATTTGTAACAGCAACACGATAGTTTGTAAGCACCCAAACGATATGTACATTCTTAGGGTCATAACCAACTTCTTGTAGTTTTGGCATAACTTCAGTAATATCACCAATCTCTTTAAGAGTGATATCGAAAATTATATTTGGTAGTCTGTCTTCCGATACATCAGCGAGAAGACCATCTAATGTTTTATCTTTGATGCCTGCATCTTTTACTGCCATATGAAGTTTGAATACGTCTTTAGGATTACGCAAATTCAAGTCTGCAAGTTCTGGGAACTTACCTTTTGTTTGGTTTAACTTTAGAAATGCTTTTTTCCACTCATCAACATCACGAATTTTAAAGTCATTACCTTGAAGAAAGTTTGAGATAGCAAACCCCTTACCTGAACCAGCGCCGCCAGCAAGAAAAACAATCTGTCCATATTTTTTGCCGCCGTTAAATAGTATTTGCTTTTCTTGCAGGTCTTGAACTTCACTTTCCGTATCGTTCTGCAACCACTCGTTAAGTGATAGTCTCATTGCTTTCTCCTAAATTATGCTTCTGTTTTAACTTCTTCAAATGAACTGTCTTTAGCAACTTGTACAATTTGTCTGTAAGTTCCTCGGGTAAATGCGTGATTGATTGCAGTAATCATAGCGTTATTACTTAACTGCCTATCCATTGTTTCACCCTCTGTTTCTTTTGCTCCTGGGGAAGGTAGACGTAAATCAACAACATCACCAATTTTTCTATTAGTAACACCAGGTAGTTTCAAGTCAATTTTAGTTGAACCGAACAATGCTCTTTGAGCAAGTGCCGCTGGTGCAAATTCTTCAATCCCACTTGCAAACTCTTCTGCCGCATCAGTCAACAGAACACGAATGTTTGAAGAAGGTTCCATTATGTTATTTATCGCTTCTGCTCCGACAGTCATATTGGGTTCAAGTGATTTGAAACTCTCAAATATATCTGCTAGTTTTGTTTCAGTGATAGTAACTGCACCCGTAACTGGGTCAAATACTTGCATGGTGTTTGCTAATGCACCATTTAACATCTGTTGAAGATTGTTATTCTGTGATAATATTCTAAACTCTTCAATACCTTGCATTGCATTCAGTGTGTTTGCTTGAACGTTTTGTGGGTTTCTATGTAAGATTTCTCTTTGGTCTGAATCCCTAATCGGTTCAATATCTTCAATCATAGACTGTATGCTTCTAAAATGAAACCCTCTCAAATCTTCCCAAAATCTGTAATCTGAACCTGTCGGGTGTGCGGCAGATTGTGCAGTCTTTGACATTTCTAGCAATATTCTTGCTGGTGGAAAGTTTGGGAATGACATTCTTCTTGGCATAAGAGTAGGTTCTATATCAAACTCTTTGTCAATCGCAAGATTATCATCATACATCTTCTGTGCCATATCAGAAATAAGTTCACCATTAAAACCAAAACTAGCAGAAGTTTTCGTATTCTTTATCATCTCATGCGAACAGAAATGACAAACAAGCAACTGCATCTCATTGGCATCACTTCTGTTTGATACTTTGTAGATATAGAAAGACTGTTCGATTGTGTCTCCACCAGGAGTTTCGAATACAACTTCTAAATGTTCTTCACCAGAAATTGGTAGTTTTGAAGCAAGACCTACACCATCCATAAGTGCTAATGTGCCAGTCAAAAAAGGTTTGTACATATCTTCATAAATATGCAACTCTGTCATTATTTGGTGTATTTTTACTGGCGTACCTGTTCCATGTTGAGGAATGATATCGAGCGTTATTGGCGTATAGTCAGTTGTATTTGTAATTTGCGACATGATGTATTAACTCGTTTTTTTCAAAATAGAAGTCATTTCTGTTACGATGCTTGGTACGAATTCGGGTTTAATTAAACGAACTGCTCTTTTACTTAAATTCAACTCTTGCTCATAAACAAGATTAGAGACTTCTCTTCTTTCATCTACAGGAACATCTGTGAACTGAGCATAATCTAATTTGTCGCCCGTAGTAGTATTTTCGTAATGATGAATTGCTCTTTCTGTTGAGGTTCTATATTGACCAAACTGCAAATTGCCTGTTAGTGTCTCATTATCTCTAATGATTATAGTTTCAGCCTGTCCACCTTTTTCAAACTTCCCTTTAGTTTCTTCTATGATAATTCTACCCACAGAAGGATTCCATTCTACAACAACACCCTCTGAGGTATCATTAAATATCTTAGAGCCTGTTGCAATATCACCACTGAACGAGTTTGTGTTCATAGTTATGCCTGGGTATTTTGCTTTCATAAAATTAACGAATGTGTTATAGTTCATACCAAACCCAAATCGACCATCTTCTTGTAGATTTGTCATTAACACAATCCAGTGAAGACTAATATCGTCATAGTATTTGTGGGCAATCATTTCGGGTGTATCGCCATCTTGCATATCATAAGTGTAAAACAGTCTTGCATTATCACGGACGACCTGTGCTATTTCTGCACGAACCATAATGTTTCGTACATTCTCTTCAACATCCTGTACAGTATATTTTGTTTCAGGATACTTTCTAAAAAGAAGACTTCTTTTTCTTGGTGCGAATTGATTAGTTTCAGCCATGTCGATTACATTCCCGCAATTGTTTCTTTAGTAAGATACTTTGTTTCTTTGAACTGCAACGTCAAGTCAACTTCTACAGGTTCACCATCAGCATGATATGCGGCGACACCAGAACCAGAATAGTTTATACTCATATCAACAAGAACTGCATCAACATACCCATTGTATAAATCACCACTACTTACATTGATAGAGAACTTTGAAGGTGGTGTAAAGTATGATGTTTCGCCTGCGTTTTTGAATGCTGGGTGCATATGATATTTAAACATTTGAATAGCACCTGCAAGCACAGCCATTTCTGATTTATTTTTAGGGAAGAATTTGAAATCAAATGAGAAGTTTCTAAAACCGATACCTCTAAACATAACCTCCATATGATTGTTTACTGCTTGGTTATTTGCTTTGTTATATGCATCTTGAGTTCCTGTCAATCCTGTAAAGGATTCTGCACCAGCAAGAGCATTTTGCATTGCACTAGAACCTGCTTCTTTGAGTGCGCCACCAATAGCGGCTGTGTTTACAGTACCAGCGTCCATCAAAGGCTTTAAGATATTAGAAATCTGACTTTCTTCATAGTTCGCAGAGTATTGAGTTTGCATAGTTTGAGGCATATATAGTCGAACAGACCCTGAGGAAAATGCCATCAGATTTGTCGAAACTGGAGTGTTTGGTGCAAACGCTTGACCCATCTCATTCAAAGCAGTGAATGTGATTGAAGGTCCTTCTCCATCTGGTGGAAACTGAGCGTTACTCGTTCCAAACATACTTTTACCCAACAAAGCGAGTGGGTTTGGTATATTAAATGACAGTGATAATCCCATTGGGTTCCCTCTTTTATTTTATAAATACTTTACTACATTATTTATAAGGACTACATGAATGGCATACAAAGGTAAGTACAAACCCCAAAACCCAGAGAAGTACAAAGGCGACCCTACTAAGATTATATATCGTTCTTTGTGGGAACGAAAGTTTATGGTGTATTGCGATACAAATGTAAACATATTGCAGTGGGCAAGTGAAGAAGTAATCATACCGTACCGTGACCCAACATCAGGCAAGAATAGAAGATACTTTCCCGATTTTTGGGTAAAGATGAAGACTAAAGACGATACTATTGAGTGTAGTCTAATCGAAGTCAAACCAAAGAAACAACTTAAAGCACCTGACCAATCTAAGAAGTATAACACACCTACTGGGCGTTTGTCAACCAAATATGTGCGTGAAGTAAAGACTTATGCCGTGAATATGGCAAAGTTTGATGCGGCAAAAGAGTTTTGTGCCGATAGAAAGTGGTCTTGGAAAATTCTTACTGAAGAACATTTAACTTAGTGTTATAAATAGTCATATAGGTTTAACTGAGAGATTGTATACATGGCGGCAGTAGTATTTGACGATATTCTCTTGCAAGGTGTTAGGGCTGGACAGATACCAGCGAAGACAAGAAAAGCAAGAACTTGGTATCGTATGAAAGCAAAAGAGTTGGGTACGAAAACTACTCAAACATCATTAGTTTCTGACAGTGAGAGATTGAGAGGTCGAATACTGCCTGGGACTATGGTGTTCTACGTCTATGATGCAAAGGGTAAAAAGACACTCCCATATTACGATAGATTTCCATTGACCATTGTAGTTGAAAATACTACAGATGGTTTTTTGGGATTGAACTTACATTATCTGCCTTATCAAGCGAGAGCAAAATTGATGGATGCTTTATACACTCTTTCAAACAATAAAAAATATGATGATACTACACGATTGAAATTGACTTATCAAACTCTAAAAGGTGCGGCGAAGTTAGCGGCATTTAAACCCTGTCTCAAAAGATATTTGAGTGGGCAAGTTAGAAGTAAATATGTTTATATCAACCCATCAGAATGGGACATTGCTTTATTTCTGCCAGTTGAAAACTTCAAGGGTGCAGGGAAAAGAAAAGTCTGGACTGATAGTGCATCAAAATATTAAGGACTGAAAATGGACATCTCAAGTTTCGCCGCAAAATTATCATCTAGTGGACTACAAAAGTCTTCACATTATCAGGTAGAATTTTTTCCACCAGGTGCTGTTGGTTCTGTTCCTTACGGTAACGCTACTGCACATTGTTATGTAAAAGATGTTTCTCTTCCAGGTAGAAATATCTCTACTTCAGAAATAAAATATGGTGGACTACCCACAACGAAACAAGCATATAACTCTATTCCAAATGATTGTACAATCACATTTATGGCTGATGGTGATATGCAAATCTGGAGACATTTTCAAGCATGGCAGAGAGCAATTCACGACCCACAGACTGGCGCTGTTGGGTACCCTGATGATTATAAGGGTGTCGTAAAGATTAAAACATTTTCTGTAGATGGTACTACTACACACGAACAATCACTACAAGATGCATTCCCTGAGAATTTAAGCGATATTCAATTGACGTATGGCGCAGAAGAACTTGCAACATTTTCAGTGACATTTTCATATACAAGAATTGAAGAAGGTTCGGGTATTGGTGGAGTTGGTGGTGCTACACCAGCACTTGCCGCAATCGGTGGACTTATACAGGCGATTGCGAATCCATCTATCTCGTTTAGTGTTGGTCCGTTCAACGGAAGAATTGGTTTTTAATTTAATACATATATAATAATGATTATATAATTTTTTATAAAATGGAGAATATACATGGCGTTACCTAAAATTGACTTGCCCCTTTACACTACAGAAATTCCGTCTACTGGAAGACAAATTAACTTTAGACCGTTTCTAGTTAAAGAAGAAAAGATTTTATTGATGGCTTTAGAGAGTGGCAAAGAAGAAGAAATTCACGGCGCAACTCTACAGATTATTAGAAACTGTACTGCTGGCAATGACCCAGAACTTGATGTTGAAGGCATGGCAAATTTTGATGTTGAATGGATGTTTCTTCAAATTCGCAGAAGAAGTATTGGTGATACAAGCACGTTAAGATTTAAACATAAGAATGGTATCAATAATAAAGGTGTGCCATGTGATAATACTATGAAAGTCGATGTTGACTTGAGTGAAGTTGAAGTGCATGGTGACATTAAACCACCAATTATTCATCTGACTGAAACTGTAGGTATGAAGATGAGATACCCGACTGTGCTTGAAGCGATGAGTATTGCAAAGGATGCGAGTGGTGGTGTCGATAAGATTTTGAAAGTTGTTGCGTCTTGTATTGAAATAATCTTTGATGGTGACGAAATGTTCCCTGCAAAGAACAGTACAGAACAAGAGATTAATGAATTTCTGGAAGGTTTGAATACAGAACAGTTTCAGAAGGTGAACGCATTCTTTGATAATATGCCTAGATTGCATAAGAAGATACGTCATCAATGTAAAAAGTGTGATGAGATGATTGAACATAATGTGGAGGGTTTGTCGAGTTTTTTCGTATAATGCTGGACCATAATAAGTTGAAAAACTTATATGAAACAAATTTCGCTATGGTTCAGCATCACAAATACTCACTCACAGAAATCGAGAATATGATGCCGTGGGAGAGAGAAGTGTATGTTGGTATGTTAATTAATCATGTTCAGGAGCAAAACGAAAAAATTAAAGAACGAACTGCAAAAAGAAAAAGTTAATGTCTATAAAAGAGAGCAATAAATGGCAACGTTAAAAGACACAATTGATTCCATGAAGGATTCAAATTTTCAGAAATTTGCTTCTGACCAAGAGAAGCGAACCCGTGAAATTATGAATTCTATCGACCAGTATCAGAAAAATGTGTCTGGCGAAAGTAAAGCATATGCGGATGCTATTGCTGGCGCTGTTCAAAAATCTCAAGACCTGAGTGCATCACAACTTAAAGATGGTGTAAGAGGTCTAAAAGATATCGAAAATGTAATTAAAGCACAAACAGATATCTCAAAAGCAGACAGAGCAAATCTACTCAAAGCCACTGATATTGCGAAGATGCAGATGGAAGCAAAATCGCAAAGTGGCATTCTATCAAAAATGAAAGAAACAATTTCAAACAACGCAATTGATATCTCATCTGTTGCGGCAGGTCTGAGTGGGAACAGTCCTGCGATTATGTTTGCGACAAAGTATGTGTTAGACAAACGTAAGCAGTTAAAAGAAGAAAAAGCGGCACGCAAAAAAGCGATGGCTGAAGAATCCTTAGAAAGACTTGAAAGTATTCAAGCCGCAAAGCAAAGCAATTCTAACGCAAAAGAAGAAGCAAAAATTTTAAAAGCAACTGGTGGTGGCGCTGTTTCAGGCGGACCAGCATCAGGTTCTAGTTCAGAACTTATTGTGTGGAATGAAATACAAGCAGAAGAACTAGAAAAAATTCGTATCGGAATCAATGCATTTCTCAATAATGAAATGATAGGAAGTCGAAATGAAGAAGAGAATAGAAGAGAAGGTAATCGCCAAACTGAAAAACTGATAGATGCTGTAGAAGGTATCGGAGTTGGTGGCGCTGTCGCAGGCGCAGGTGGTGAAGGTGGCAAAAGCGGTATTATGTCGATGCTCAGTGGTGCGCTTTCAACTATGGCTGGTGTACTGGGTGCTGGTGGTCTAAAGGGTTTATTTGGTAAACTCACAGGTCTGTTCGCAAAAGCAGGACCATTAGCGTCAACGATTGGTAGACTTGCAACTGCCGCGGCACCTATTGCATCTGTTGCTGTTGGTGGCGCAATGATTGCTAAAGATGTTTATGACATGGCATCAGCCGCACTTGATAATGATATTACTACTGAGATTGAAGGTAAAGATATGGGTGGCGTCATCGGTGGCGCATTGCTCGGAACAGTCGGTATGTTTGTCGCTGGTCCTCTTGGTGCAGGTCTTGGTATGGCACTTGGTAATATGGTCGGTGGCTTTGTCGGAGATATTGTAGCACCAAACTACAATGAAGTATTATCAGAATCCCAAACAAAAATACAAGCATCAAAAGATGCGCTTTCTGCATCATTAACAACTATCACAGACTTGTATAACAGTGGTGCTATAACAGAAGCAGAATATAACGAACAAAAAGCAGTCATTGAATCCCAACAAGCAATGAACGCTAAACATGAGCAAATGGCGGCTGATACTGCCGCACTACAAACAACAATGATGGCGAAGGGTCAAGCATATAATGACTTGAATGCATCTATTCAAGCGATGGAAGACCAAGGTCTTGTTGTCAGTCAGTCAATGTATGACACACTTGATGCACTTGAAACAGAATATGATACTGCTAAAGATGCATTTGACACAGCCTCCGCAGAACTTTCATCAACTGTAGACCCATCTTGGTATGACAATATTAAAACAGGATTGTTTGATTCCTGGAATATGCTAAGTGGTGCCGCCGCATCTGGTTTTGAAACAATGAAGTCTGGGTTTGAAAGTGCAAGAGGTTGGTTTGCTGAAAAGATTACTGCGCTTGATGAAGCATTTGGTATTTCAGAAGGTGTTCAAAACGCAGTTGCGTATGTAGAAGAAAAAGCCGCCGCGCTTGCAACTACTGTCGGTGTCGCAGTTGCAGAGACAGCCGCCGCAGTAGATGAAGCAGTTGAAGACAGTCTTGCACAGTTGAACCTTGATGATGAATATCGTGCATTGAAAACTGGTACTGCCGCCGCTGTTGCAGGTGCTAAAGAAGCAATAGGCGAAGCCGCAGAATATGCAGAAGAAATGGCACAAGAACTTGTTGACGGTGTTGACCTCAGTGATGGTGTTCAGTTAGAAGACGTTGGTGCGCTTGCAGGAAATCTTGCCGAAGTTGGTGCAGAAGTTGCTGGCGATGCCGCTGAAGCAATAAGCGATGCAACAAATGCCGCTATTGACGCAGTTGGTCTTAGAGATGAAGTTGAAGCAGTACAAGAACTTGCAAGTGATGCTGTTGATGGTGCTGTTGCTCTTGTTGAAAAAGGCAAAGAAGAAGTTTCTGAAGCAGTTGCCGCTGGTGTCGCCGCAATGGGACTTGAAGATGAAGTTGCGTTTGTCGGTGAACAGTTAGATGCCGCTGGTGAAGCAGTTGCAGATGTTGCTGATGAAATTGGTGACGCTATTGGTGGTATGGCTGAGAGTGTTGGCGGTTGGTTCTCTTCATGGTGGAACAGTGGCGAAGCCGCTGATGGTGCGGCTGCCGCAATGCCAAATCTGAGAGCGGGTGACCCTCACACTGAAATCGCTGTTGATAGTGGTGATGCCGCAACTCGTAGAGAAGCAATGATACAAGCGATGGATGCACAGGGTATTACTGACCCGAACCATCGTGCCGCAATGATGGCACAAGCACATCACGAAACTGGTGGATTTGGTGTATCAGAAGAAAACTTTAATTATTCTGGTAGCAGACTATTTGAATTATTCGGTGCTGGAAATGAATACGGAAACAAAGTACGTTTCAATTCAGTAGATGAAGCAAACGCATTAGTATCGCAAGGACAAAGTGCAGTTGGTGACGTTATCTACGGTGGACGTATGGGTAACGACACTGCGGGTGATGGATTTAAGTTTAGAGGTCGTGGCGCTTTCCAACTTACAGGTAAAGATAACTACTCACGTTATTCAGAAAAACTTTTTGGTGATGATAGACTTGTACAGAATCCAGAACTTGTAAATGACCCAGTTATTGGCGCACAAGTTGCCGCCGCATTCTATCAAGATAATGTTATGGATAGAGGTATTGCAGGTAATGATGTTGGTGCAGTTTCCAGAGCAATCAATGGCGGTACAGTCGGTCTACAAGATAGAGCGGACTTGTTTGCCGCATATTCTGCTGGTGGCGATATTACTTCTTCGGGTCAAATGCTTGCCGCGGCGAATATGGAAAATCTTGACGCAAATGCCGCACTAGCAGATGCAGGTGCTGGTACTGGTGGTACTACTGTTATCAGTTCACCTACTAATGTTGCGAATGCAAGTACAACTATGATGGGTGGAATGGCTTCAGCATCACAAATTATGACACCAGAAGAAATGTCTATGATGTACGGAGCAGTATAAAAAAAATAAGGGGAACATCTCTGCTCCCCCTATTCCCGACTACCGAAGTAGTCTCTCCTTTCGTGTTATAGTAATCATTTCAGAGCGTGTCTGCCACAGCCTCTAGGACCCATACGGGTTGTTTACCTCACCTATTCTTTCTTAGTCTTCTTCTGCAAGATTTGCAAAGTAAGACAAAGTATCGTCATCATCATCAGTTGAGACTGATGCGACTTCCGCAGTTTCAGCAACTTTCGCTGGAGCCGCGGCTGGTTCAGATTTGAACGCAGGCTTGTAATCTTGTGCTGGTGCTTGTTCTGCACTGGCTGATGCCGATGTAGATACACCCAAGACTTTATCCAAACGTGCTTTCAATTCATCATAAGACTTGAAGTTTGTCGGAGCAACGAATTCAGTCAAAGAAGACTGTGTTTTCCATAGTGCTTCAAGTTTATCATCATCACCAGCAAGCAACGGTGTTGTGCTATCAAACTCTGACTTATCATAGTTACGATAACCTTCAACCTGACGAATTTTCAACTTGAAGTTTGCACCTTCCCAAAAATCAAATGGGTTTACAGGTGTCTCATCTTCAAACTGAGGATTCATTGCCTCTGTGATTTTATCAAAAATCTTCTTACCAAACTGATACAAGAAAACTTTGCCTTCGTTCTCAGGACGCTTAGGGTCACTGACAACTACAATGTTCGCAATGTATTTCAGACGGCGCTTCTGCTTACGAGCAATTTCTTTGTTCGCTTCTACGCCAGAGTTCCACAACTTACTATTATATTCTGAAACGGGGTCTTGCCCGCCTAGAGTTGTAAGAGAGTTTTCGATATACCACCCACCTGGTCCTTGGAAGCCATGGTCGAATACACGAACCCACGGAAGGTCTTCACCTTCTGGTGCTGGCAAGAAACGAATGACTGCATAGCCATTGCCTGCCTTATCGACTTCTGGTTTCCAGAAACGGTCGGCGTCATTATTACCTTGTTTGGGGGATGATTGTTTTTCAAGTGCGTCTGCTAGTTTAGCAAAAGAACCCGAAGTTTTTTTAAGTGATGCAAAAGACATATATTTCTCCTAGTATGTTTTAATATTGCAGTATTGCTGTATTTACGATTTATCCACTGTCACATAATGTATACTTGTATTTATAACACAAATAATTCCGTTTGTCAAGTGAAAATTTCCTTCATTAACGTTTTTGCTTTACTGATATCATAATCAATAAAACCTTCATACTTCTTTATACGCTTACGAACAATCGGGTAAAAAATATCATCTTCTACTTTCTTGTCCCATCGTCTAAAGAAACCTAATACCTTATCCATTACAATTAAAGTTTCAACTTGTATAGTATCTTCTTGTTGCAATTGCAATAGTAAAGGTAACTCATTATCTCTCATATCAAACAACGTATCAAAAGTTACGTTATTGTTATCCATGAAAGATAATATAGTTGAGAAATCTGAACGAAGAACATAACTTAGAGATTGTTGCTTTTTCTGCCAAGACTTATATACCTCTAAATGCTTTTCGTCTAATAGATTTCCCACCCATATCTTTTCATTGTGCAGAAAGTTTGATACAAGAAAGTCCCTCAACTCATCTTGTCTATCAAACCTTCTACCCAGTTTTGTGAAGAAGAACTTATCTTTACGCTTTAAGAAACTTGCTTCACTTGCTGAGATACGACCATTATACTTGATATAGTCGTAATTGTCAAGGGAAAAATGGTTCTTTACCGCAAGATATTCCTTATATGCTTCAAACCCATTCATAGCGGTAATGTTGCGACCCTCGGTAGATAGTTCATTTCTCTGTATTCGTTTTCAATGAACATCTTGGTATTCGCATCAATCAAACTAGGAACTTCTTCATATTCAAGACCGTTCTCTTCACACAATTTAATAACAGCATCAATATAAGCCATGTTCATTTCTGTGACATACATTTTCAGTTTGACACTAAACTCTTCCCTTTTCATATTAACTACTATCGTTTCTTCTTGCATTATTTTCTCCAAGCGGATATATTTTTATATGCACCTGGTCGTGGGTCACCATGACGAAGTGCAGGATTCTTCAAATCTTCTTTCGAAGCAAAGTAAGATTTATGTACGAGTTTCGATGGACGCTCAGGTCTTTCTTGTTCGTACTTCTCATTTTGTTCAGTCATTATACACAATCTCCTATCATTTGTCAAGGGTTAATATCAGAGGAAGAATTCCTGCGATTTCTTTAGCACAAGCATGTGCAATTTCCATATGTTCTTTTTGAGTACCATTCGCACCACGAAGTTCTATGTAATGAACCCAAGAACGCAATGTACCATTCATATACAAACGTGTCTTTGTATTACCTTCAGGTAGAACTGCCCGTGCTTGTTCTTTTGCGATACCATTTGCAATCGCCCAATTGTAGTGTTCTTTTGCAGTATCAATAACGTCTTGCTGGCGTAGACGCCATTCCGCAGATAGTTTTTCGTCATCTGTTTCAATAGAGTTTTGACGGTTCTTTGTATCTTGCAATCGTGCTTCTCTCAGAATAAACTGGTCACCCATTGATGCAGGGTCAGCATATCGTTGTGAGAATTCTTGAAATGCAAACGAACGGTGACGTACAATCTGGTGTGCAATGTCACGGGTAGTATCAATCTCTAAACAAGCAGACACCATTTCTAGTGGTGACCAATGCTGATGTTTAATTAGATACTTAATTAGTTTTTCAGATGTTTCACTATTCATCTGATTTGTAGGATTTGAAACCCTAGCACAATAGGCGATTAGTTCCTGTACGTTATCAAGCCCAATGAAATCGCCCTCTGGAACTTGCGAATATGAAATTAGTCTAACTGACATCTTTTCTCCTATTTGTAAAAAATGTGTGTGTCTATCTGAACAACTCGCTTCATGCCAGATGCCCAATATGGTGTTACATAGTCTGCATGATAATACATGGAACCATCGGTAATGTCAAGTAGTGTTTTGGACAAATATTGAGAATATATGTCTATAGCAATCATCTTTGAGGTCTCCCAAACAGCACCTTGATATGGCGTATCTGATTTTCCATCACACCACCAAGAGAACTGACACATGTTACGCTTGGGCATACCACTAGCATGATATTTACCTTGCTGTACTACTGCACAAATATTGTCTGGGAAATTAGATGATTTCACTCGATTTAATACAACATTTGATACTGCTAACTTACCTGCATACCCTTCAATTCCTGCTTCAAAATATACATTCAAAGCAAGACATTTGATTTCTTCAAAGTCAAGTTCTGTATTAGGTATAGTTTTAATCAGCGGTGGCGCTACTACTTCTGGTGCCGCATCTGCTACGGCTATATTATTATTTAGGGAAAAAGTACATATTGAGACCGCTATTGTTATAAATAATAGTGGAATAATCCCCGATTTATGCATTGACTTACGCATATGACCAAATCCTTTATTTCATTGAACACGCTACACTATAGCACAGTTCCTTTATTATGTCAACCCTTTTCCTTAATGTAGAGAGAGTACCCCATGAATATTCGCCTTAAGAGTTTGGTGTATGGTGTCTTCCTAACGGCAGTGGTGTCTACTGGTGCGTATGGTCAAGAGACTATCACAACAGATAATACCAATACGAATACTACAAATGTAACTAGTACAACCGATAACACGAATGTTAATACTAACACTAATACTAATACAAACACCAATAATAACACTACAAATTATACTGGTGTGAATACGAACACAAATACAAACACCAATAATAATACTACAAATTATACTGGTGTAAATACGAACACAAATAATAATAACAATGTTAGTACATCTACTAACACAAATACGAATAACAATATCCTTTCTGGTGGTACTAACAATACCAACACAAATTCAAATACAAACATTAATACCAGCACAAGTGATATTACTTCAACTAGCAATAATACTAATACTAACAACAACACAAATAATACAACTGTGAATGAAACTTCTGATGCTACAATAAACTCAACATCAAATAATACAAACAACAATACGAATACTAACAACAACACAAGTGATATTACTTCGAACAATACGAATAGTAACACTAACAATAATACTAATGATACTACTGTTGAGAGTACATCAAACAACACAAATAACAACACCAACAACAATAATAACAATAACACTTCGAAAATTGAGCAAGAAATTAAGTCTCCACCTCCTAGTGCTATTGCGCCAAACGTAAGTGCAAACAATATGGACTTATGTACTACTGGTATTTCTGGTGCTGTTCAAACACAGATTTTAGGTATTGCTGGTGGTACTACTATTAGAGATATGAACTGTGAACGATTAAAGTTATCTAAAACCTTATACGATATGGGTATGAAAGTTGCCGCGGTTTCCGTGATGTGTCAAGATGAACGTGTCTTTGGCGCAATGGAAATGGCAGGAACACCTTGTCCGTTTATGGGTGACATTGGTGAAGAAGCATCTGCCGCTTGGGCGATGATGCCAGAACTTCGTCCTGACGCTGATGAACATAGAGCAAGACAAGAGTATATTGAAGATGTGAAGCAAGCAATTCAAGAGGGCAAAGATACTACAGAAATCGAAATGAGGAAACCAATTGATGTTAATACGAAGTCATTCCTGGGTGGCTTGGGCGTTGGCGCTTTGTTGCTTCTTCTTCTCTAATACAGCCCACGCACAAAATTATAATGACCATACATTCGGTCACGATGTTGATTATTATAAAGACACTCTGTTAGATACATTTCAAGATTATGACTTGACTGACTGGCAGTGGTTTCCTGGCACAGGCGAGAACGATGGTGATACAACAAACGACCATTTCTGTTTTCCTGTGTATACGGGTACTGGCTATGAAATCTGGTATGGGCAAAACGGTTCGCAATCTTGCGGCTGGTGGGGTGATGTAAGAACACAATATCAAGATGCAACGTATAAAGATTTCTTTGCAGACTTAGGTTCTGTTACGGTGGATTGTTCAAACGAATTGAATGACCCATCTTGTCCTGGGTACCAAGAAGCACACTTCAATTATATGTGTAGTACAAATCCTCTCTACGACCAGAACTGCCCTGGTTATCAGCAAGCATATTACGACCAGCAATGTTCTGCAAATCCTTTATATGACCAGAACTGCCCTGGTTATTCAACTGCATATTACAATCAGCAATGTGAACAGAACCCTCTACATGATAGCGGGTGTCCGGGTTATCAACAAGCATATTACGAACAGCAATGTTCTGCCGATGCATTGTATGACCAAAACTGTCCTGGGTACCAAGAAGCATATTACACAAATCAATGTAGTGCAGACCCATTATATGATAGTGGGTGTCAAGGCTACCAAGAAGCATATGCAAAACAAATGAACGAACAAAAGCAAGATGACGGAAGTGGTGTTGACGATGGTACAGATGACGGTGTTCCTGCAAATGACGGTAGCGATATTGACGCTTTTATAGAACCTCAACAGACGGCAGACAATAAACAACAAACACAAGGTTTTGACGATGGGTCAGATGATGGTTCGTCTTCAGGAGACATGGGCGACACTGGTTCTGGTGCTTTGAAAGAAGATGAGAAAGTAGTTGAGCAACAGCAAGTTCAACAGCAAGAGACTGTTATTGAAGAAGCAAAGCCTGAAGTTATTGAACAGCAAATTATTGTTGAGCAAAAACTTGAAGTTGAACAAGAGCAAGAACAACAACAAGTATTGGTAGAAGTAGAAAAGCAGATTGAAGAAATTGTAGAACAATCTGCTCCACCAACAGAAGTAGTAAATGAAACATCTGTACTTGAAGAAGCAAACTCACTTGACCTTGATAGTATGTCTCCATTGCAAGTAATCAAAACATTAAACAGTCTTGGCGTTCTTGGTAATAGTGCAACAAACGGTGTTGGAGACCCAACTGGATTGAGTGATAGTATTGAAGGTACTGGCGGTACAATATCTGCTACTGGTCAAACTCAAATACCAGGTACATCTGCAACAAGCAATTCTTCATCTGGTGATATGAGTAGTGGGTCAATGTCAATGGGTGATGACGGAAGCGATATGGGTATGGGTCAGCAAAATATGAATACTGGCGCAGTAGCAGACACTAGTAGCGGAATGTCTCAAGACGGTTCTGACTTTGGTGGTGATACTGCAACAACAGATACTACAGGTTTACCGCAAACTCAATATGGGTTTGGAACTGTAAATAGACAACCTGAAGTTGGGGACAATGGCATTACGAATTTAGAAGCAGATATGGGATTGAACATTAATCCTCTATTTGATAATCCAGCATTATCTTCTGGCGTATCAGAGATTGCTGGACTACAAGAAGAAAGATACTCGACACTAGCAAGCAGAATTATTAGAGACAGAATACAAAAATTAGTTGAAGTCGATAATCAAGTAGATGCTTCAAGTGTTGAAGATGCTGAAGATTTAGTTCAACAATCTATAGAACAGTCTATCGAAAATAAGATGGATGAACTTATGGTTGATGCTAATGTTAATCAAGCAGAGATTATAACTTTGATGGGTGTTAATATTGGGTTTAGTGAATATGAAAAAGAACAGTTGGCAAACCCAGACCTCTATAAAGACCAAGAATTCTACATAGATAAGAACATCCCACAAAACAGAAGTGCTTTACGAAACGGTTTAGCACAACAGATATTGCATGACAAAATGGTTGATATGCAATATGAAAAAATGAACGAGGAGAAAGAATAACTTCATACTAGTGAGAGAGGAACAGTTATGATAGACAAAGATATCTTGGATATTATCGGCGAGAATGGACCACTTATGCGTTGCGCCCGTGATGAACCAAAAATCAAATTACTTAGACACAGAGGCAAGATGATGGTTTCTGAAGAACATAGAAATTCATCGTGGAACGCTTTTAAAAAAGCACAAAAACTTTCAGAGGGAGAAACATAAATGACCGATAAAAAAACAATTGATGCAGATGCAGTAGAAGGTATTGACGCAAACGGAGACGGACACATTTCTAAAGCAGAAATGGAAATGCACCTAGAGTTCAAAAGAAAAGCACTAGAAGATGCAGACGCAATGCGTGATGCTCAAAGAAATATGGCGTGGTTCGCATTGTTCGGTATGTTGCTGTATCCGTTTGCTGTTGTAATAGCAAGTCTGTTAGGATTACAAACCGCCGCCGATACTTTAGGTGATATGGCTCCAACATATTTTGTTTCAGTAGCGGCAATCGTTGCGGCTTTCTATGCTAAAGAAGCAGTTGGCGCAAAGAAGTAATCGGAGATACTTATGGTAGATTTACTCAGTAATTGCCATCGCATGGCTGTGCTTGCTCAAGCGGCATATCTTGATAAAACAGATGGTACAAAAAAGTTTAAAAGTTTAGGTTATTCGACAGTGAGACTTATAGATATTGATGGCGCTCAAGTTTTTGTGCTATCAAACAAAGATGAAATGGTTCTCGCTTTCAGAGGTACTGAACCAACACAAATGTCAGACTTGGCGGCAGACTTGAATGCTATTCCTGATAGAGGTAAAGTTGGTGGCTTTGTTCATAACGGATTTCAAACTGAAGTTGAGAAAGTTTGGAAGAAGTTGCAACTAGCAGTCAAAAAGAAACCTGAAGATAAACCGTTGTTTATTACTGGTCACTCTTTGGGTGGGGCGATGGCAACTATTGTCGCAAGTCGTATGTCAAAGACAGTTACATGCTTGTACACATACGGTTCTCCAAGAGTTGGGAGTAGGAAATTTGTTCAAAAAATTAATTGTAATCACTATCGCCATGTTAATAATAATGATGCTGTTACAACAGTACCATTCGCATTATTGGGTTACAGACACCACACTAAAGCACGATACATCAATCACTATGGAAATATTAGACCCATTACCAAGTGGCAACGCTTCAAAGACAAACTCCGTGGTAGATGGGCAGCCATAAAGAATTTTCAATTCTTTGACGGTTTCAGAGACCACAGCATGGTTCATTATGTAAGATGTACAGAATGTAAGTCTGATAATAACTGTGGAGGAGACTGCCAATGTGGGAAATGATTGAGCAAATGGCGGGCGACCGTCTTTGGATTTATACTAGCATTGCAGGTTCAATACTCGGTGCGGCATTCTTGTTCTGGTTTAAAGATACGAGAATGGCGACCTGGGGTGTATTGAAGTTTGACGCTTTACTTGAACACTTAGCAATACGTTGGGGTTGGACTTGGTTACAGAATGACCCGAATGCGTGGCGTGTGAAGTACCCAAAGATTACTGCTAAGATTGATGAGATTGAAGACAGACTAAATAAACTGGAGAAGAAAAAATGATTAATTGGTTGACAAAAAGAATGACAGAACGTACATCACTTGATGGTGCTGTTCTAATCGCAACTGGCATTGCTATGATATTGGTGCCAGTAGACTTAATCGCATACGCCGCTATCTTTTATGGCGCATGGACTATTTGGAAAGCAGAATAATGGAAAGCAGAATAATGGTAGGCAAGAACTTAGGCGAAAGCCTCGAAAACGTAGATGCAAAAGTTGAAGAACTAAAGAGCAAAGAGTTTCGTGTACTCGGTGTAAAGGTTTCTTTTGTGTCCATTAGCGCACTAGCGGCAGTCTTAGGTTCAGTAATTGGAGCATTGTACTTTGGATTTACAATGTACCAAAAGATTGAAGAAGTTGCAAACCTAGATGTTGGTGCATTCGAACAACGCATGGAAGTCATTGAAGTAAAACTTGATGATGCTATCGACTATACGAGAGATATCAAATCAGGTTTGCGTGACGATATTCTTGCACTAGAAAAGCAAGTAGACAGGTCAGAAGATATGGTCCGTGAGAGTGAAGGCAAAATGCTTGACATGATACAGAATGCAGAAGAACGTTTTGAAAATAAACGTGACGCATTGCAGAATGATTATGATGATAAAGCAAATCGTTTGCGTGATGCTAATCAGCAACGCATGGATGACTTGACTGCCAGAATGGAACGAGAACTTAAAGACCTAGAAGATAGACTTAATAAAAAGTTGCAGAGAGCGTTAGATAATCCACTTGCAAACTAGTAGCAGACTTTTTGTAGGCGCACTAGCACTGGGCGGATGTGCTTCCAGCCCAGTGTTTGATATGCGTATGCCAGACAAAAGTATAGATTTACTCTCATCATCCATCGTATATGTTGGACTTGAGGAACGGGCAAATAGAGATGAGTTGAAAGAGTTTATAGGTATAGACCCAGTTTATACTGAGTGGTGTGCGGCATTTGTCAATGCTGTACTTGAAGAAACTAACAACGAAAGTCTAAACACTATTGGTTATGAGTATCCTCTAACTGCAAAAGGATTTTTACATTGGGGGAAAGAAGTTGCTGTGCCTGTGGCTGGAGATATCGTTATATTCCCAAGAGGCAATGCTGGTTGGCAGGGTCATGTAGGAATATTCGTAGAACATCGAACTATTGATGGTAAAGAATACTATATGATTTTAGGTGGCAACCAAGATGACAAAGTTTCAATTAAACCTTACTTGGCGGCAAGTCGTTTAGGGATTAGAAGAATGGAATAATGGGCGGCAGTAATTGCTCTTACCTCTGTATAATTAAGACCCATTAAAATTTATTAGTCTTTCTTCGCTACGAAAGAATACATCTCTTTCGCTTTCGCCATAAGTTCATCCATCGAATACATTTGACACATTTCTTGTGCTTCTTCGATAGTCTTCTTACCTTGCTCAACTGCTTTTTCTGCAAAGTGCATATTCATATGAACTTGTTGGTCCATATATTCTTTTGCAAGTTGCATCATCTCTGAGCGAATTTCGAACGGATTTTTATTAGACATAGTTTTCTCCTTTGTGTCTGTGTGTGTTACAGACTAACCGTTGGTCTGCGCGGATGTATTACGGCATCACCCGTATTATATATGCGGACTTAACCGCTAACATAATCCTTCTTCGGTCTGTACCAAACCTTCTGATGATATATCTTCGCCAAAAGTTCTTGTACATTTTTCTTGTCTTCTGTACAGTGACTAACTTGATAATGCAACAAAGCATTTTCTATCATAGCAATATCTTCTACAGACAAGTTAAATTTAGTGTTTGGTTTCATTGCAGTTGTGAAAGCAACTCAGCAAGTTTCTTCTTTGACTTGCCACGAACTTTTGCACCTTTAATTGCATCAACACCTTCTTGTGTCAACGACAACTCACCTACTACTACAAGCGCAATCATGCCCATGCTTTTGTGTGGCGTACACTGATACAAATATACGCCTGGCGTGTCAAATGCATATGTGAATTCTTTTGATAGTTTCGATTTCTTTGGTGCTTTCCAACCATCTGGTCCTGCAATGAATTCTACATTGTGTCCCTTTGATGTTGGTAGCCATGTGATTGAATCCCCTACTTCGATGCGTGAGATATCTTCTGAGTAGACCATCTTTGCTCCGTCATCACGCTTGTTCAGCATATCGACAGAAATATCTTCTGCAAACGCATTCGTTGCAAAAAATGAAATGATTAGTGGAACGATTAAATTCTTCATGTGTTAGCATCCTTGCTGTGTGTGTTATAATAAAAGTGCAGACTGCTTCTGTTGCCAAGTGCAGTCTGCGAAACTCCGTCACTTATCTCTAAGCGGCAAGTGCCATTTCTGGCATATAGTTATCGTTTGCAACTATAGTTTTTTGACCGAATAACGTAGGTCAGCACGACAATCTACTCGCCACTACAAACACCTGTCGAACCTATTTCACCCCCATCATAAACACATTACCCGCTTTATCAGATACGTTCCACACTCAAGTGGAGTAATGTGTTTATGGTGGAGGTGCCGGGTATCGCACCCGGGTCCAGATATCATTCGTCTTGTATCAACGATTGCAACTTATTTATAAGTCACTACCTCTAGGCGCTGGCATAAAGTTTTCACCAGCAAGCATAATACATGCTTTATTGTCTTTGATAATATCAGCGACAAAGGTAAAAGATTGCGAGTTAGGGTTTACATATAGAAACATCTGTACATCTATCTTTCCACCACTAATATGCATTATCACACCTTCGCCTACTGCTAGAGGTAACTCTTCATAATCTCCTTGTATGTTCGCATGAACAACTTCTTTTAATCCGCAGGCTTGAACAGTCTGCAAAAATACTACTGGTCTATCTTGTGCATTAGACGGCGATATACCCAGGAACAACATCGTCAAACTTGTGACGAATACTTTCTGTAATCTGGTCATGGTTATATTTTTCCTTGTATGAAGTAATCGCTTCAATCAAAGGTTTAACCCATGTGTCTCGTTTCTGTACAAAGACTTGTGGTTGACCGCCATTTTCTAGTGCAATTACATTTACGACTTGCGAGACAGGAATACCTGTTCTCTCCTCAAACATGATTGCATAACCAGCCATCTGCATAAAGTAGTTATCAATCCATTCTTCTCGCTTAGGTTTGCTAGAAGTCTTAAAGTCAATTATAGATAGTTTGCCATCAAACTCTGCGATGCAGTCTACACGACCAGCAACACCTAAATGCTCTGACCATAGTGCTAGTTCCTGACAACGAACATTATCAATTCTTTCGTCTAAGATTGGTTTGATACTATTGAACATCTCAATCTCATTCGGCATACGTCTATTCAGATACGGAAGATTATTAATGTAGTCTTCACACATATGATGAACAGATGTACCACGCCTTGCGGCTTGTGTAGAAATACGATTGGCTTCTTCTTCGCCAACACGTTCACGCCATTTCATAATAACGTCTTTCTTCAAGTCACCAAGGACAGTAGTCATTGAAGGAAAGATTGTACCTTCAGGTGATAGATAATATCGCTTACGAGAATGCGATATTGATTTTAGATTTGGTAGGTTGTCTGGCAACCCAACATGATTAAACATAATTAACTCCTTAGTTTCAAGTCACAGTATAGCAGGTTTAACTCGCCCAGTCAAGTCCTAATTTGTTACGAGTGATAATATATTCTTTAACTAAATCGCTTCGAACAATATCATCTTCATCAAATTCGACAAACTCAAATGAATCCATCCTTTTCAGAATACGCATAAACTCAGACAAACCGCTATGTTCTTTTTTGCGTTCACTAGTTAAGTCATCTTGTCTAGTATCGCCACAGAAAATAATCTGACAGTTCTGACCAACACGGGTCATAATAGAATGCAGTTCCATACCCGACATGTTCTGACACTCATCTACAAGAACGATACAATTATCTAAAGTAATACCTCTAATAAATGATGTAGTAATAAACTCTACAACGTTCTTTGCTTTGAATGTTTCATATGCATCACCCCTACCAAAGACTTCGTTACAAATCGTATAGTATGGGGCTTCGTACACCCTAGATTTTTCTTTCTGATTTCCAGGTAAGAAACCCATATCTCTTGTCGGTACTACTGACCTAACGATATAGACTTTCTTCTTCTGGTCAACCTTATTAACGATTGCTTTCATTGCAAGATACAATGCTACAAATGTCTTACCTGTACCAGCAACACCATGCAACATCAAATTCATATCTTCATCAAACGCATCAAACACATCTGCTTGAGTATCAGTCAATGGTTCTATTTTACCTATACCCAAGTTTGTCTTTTCATTTTGTTTTGAGTATTTGTCAGCATTCTTATCTTTTCTTCTTGGCATAAAAGAGGACTACCTTTTAGTTTATGATTAATCAATAGTACCATAGTTGCCTTTGGGATGTATCTTCTTCATCTCTTTCATGTTATCTTTGTGCCAGTCAGGCACTTTTGCATTAAAGTTTTGAGTTCCATAGACAGTTGCTGGCGCTTTAGTTAAGAATTGTTGAAGATGAGGATTATTCTTTTTGTAATCATCAAGTTCTGCAATCTTCATCGTTACTTCAAATTCTTCTTCAGTTTCGATATTTCTGAAATTATATGTAGGCATAATCTAGTTTCCTTTTAATGTTCATACTTTTATTTATGCGCTATACCAAGAAGGGATATCTCTTTTTGTCCACTTTGCAAAATGAGATTTTGCTTCAATATAATACTTACGATATGAAGCAATACTGTCATTCTCAACAATACACTGAGGAAACTTTTTCATCGCTGGTGGCGGTTCACACATAGGACCATCAGGAATATTATTAGGTACAAGATGCAACCAGTCTTTAAGTTTACGTTCAGTTTCATGCATACGACCATACCGCATCGTATACTCTTTGCACAACTCTTGCCAACAATGATACAACCAAAGATATGTCTGTTTATTCTCTCTCGCCCAAACAGTAGACGGATGATTGAGGTGAGCAACTTTATACATATGCTCTTCACGTTCATCTGACAATCGCCATCGCTTGATGTTGCGACCTGTCTTCTGAGATTTTTCTAAATACATTTCACCATCAAGATATCGGTGATTTGTAGAAAGCATCTGTGCATACTCAATAATCATTTTAACAACATGCTTATCGCAATGCTGTTGCGCTGAGATTACGGGGTCTTGATGTAAGAAGAAAACATTCATGCTATAAACCATCTATAAATTCCAAACGCATCTACAAACAGAAATACAAAGTTCTGTACGAACATGGGTTTGTCATTGTCTCTGAAAAACAAATATGCTAGTAGTGCGTGTCCTGCGAGAAACAGAAAAAACCCATACGGGCTGATACTAACATTTGCTGAAAGAAGAACTGCGGCTGTAATAAACAACCCAGTTCCTAACCACTTTAAATTTATCGCTTGAACATCACTCACATTAACTCCTTGAATCCAACCATATCAACTACATATTTTGTAGTACCAATCAACATCTGGTCACCCATTGATGTAGAACGAAGACCATACTCGACACCATCAACAACTTCAAGAGGTGCCATTACTGTAACGTCTTCTGAGTAATCGGGGTTAGTATGAAGTTTGCCTTCATGTTCAATCTCAGGACCCTTAGACCAAGAACCCATGATGTTGTTTGTTTTGCGATAAGCATATTCAAGTGCTTCTTCTGCTACTGCAAAAGGTGTATCGACAAATGCGACAGTGCGAGGACTATCTTCAAACGCTGTGTGAATTACTGCTACTTGTGTCATAATTTATACCTCTTCATTCATTTTGATAAGACCGAACGCACCAACTGCAATCATAGTGATACCACCAAGACTATACAATATCAGCGTACCTAAGGGCATTGCATTTTCCATACACTTACCATCACAATCACTACCTGCCGCACCCAACACTAGAAGGAAACCGACAGCACACATTGCACCAAGAACAAACTTCACAATCATATTCAACATAATCTATCTCTCTTTTGATTAACTTACTTGTATACTATAGCAAATAGATAACCACTTGTCAAGGCTTTTCCCAAAAAAAATCCCCTCGTAAGTCATTGATTTACAAGGGGATTCCAAATTAGTTTAAATTAATTTGGTATTAGAAGTTGAAAGATGCACCAATTTTGACTTCAGTACGCTCTCCATTATCTACATCCCACTCAGTTTCAGCATAAAACTCAGTGTCTTCACGCAATGCCCATGTGGCACCTAGTTCGATGTTCGGGCGGCTACCTGAACTGAAAGCGTCAAGCATGATGATATCGTCACCAAACGAGTTACCAGCAGTGCTATCGAATGCTGTAATGGTTGTGCCGATGCTCATGGTCAGAGGACCGTCTACCATCGGTTGCCAATTGACTTCTGGGTTCAGTGTCAATGTAGTAGAACCTGCATCCAGAAGGTATTCTGCTTTTACTTCTGTGTCAAGTGACAGACCTGGGACTGGGAGGTCTGCGGCGATTGCGGGGGTAGTTGCCATTGCGGCAACGAAAGCGAATGCTCTTTTCATTGATATCATATCCTTATTATTACTTTTTACTGTGACGTTGCATCACACCACATATGTATCAGGATATACTACTAAAGTCAACTACCCCACAGAAGATTGTAAACTTATGTGTCTTCTTGGTCACGGTCGAAGATAACGCCTTCTATCATTCCAGTGACATTATCATCAAGAAGATTATAGAGTTCTTCCCAAGTAGGTTCAAAGTCATCAGGTTCTTCTGCACCCTCTTCATCTTCATCCCACCAGAGTTTGATACCTAAATCATTAAACTCATCGCTATCAATTGTCTCTTCATCATACAATTCACCATCAGCAAAAACGCCTGATGCAACCCAATTAGGACATTCGTCTTCTGAAGAATACGATAGAATAACATTCGGGTCTGCTTCAGTAATCTCTTTTGCAATACGCTCAAGTAGGTCACTTGGAGTACCCCATGCACTTTCGAATGAAATGCTTTGCTCATCGTCATAGTCAAAGACGTAGCACCACTTTGTACCAATCTCTTCTATCAACAGGCTCCACTCTTCAGCATCGTAGAGTGCTTTAGTATCTTCCCACATTGCAAAAGCAGGCACTTGATGTTCCCACTCTTTCTGCAAGTCAAGGTGACGTTTATTAATATTAGACATTGCCTTATGTGCGGCATCATTACCTTGAGCAATGTCAATACGAGTTGTTACATGATTTGCCATTATACATCTTCCCCATCATATTCAATTTCAAAGTCTACTTCATAACCGCCCTTACGTTCGGTCCAGATATCATCTTCTCGGTCATAGTCTAAACCACTATTGATGAAGTCAAAGAACTTATCAGTCTCTTCAGCCATCTCTGCTTCGAATTGTTCAAGTGTCTCAAACTCAGCAATGATTAAATCATTGTCAATATCATATGTTAGAGTTGAGGTCATTTGATGATACTCAATTTGCTTTACAATCATTTCACTTTCCTTTTTCAGATTACCTACATATTATACAACAATCAGATATGATTGTCAAGGGAAATTTAATCTTCTGCGTTGAATATCTCTTTACCTGACATGAGCAAATCCCACATCACATCAAAACAAGACGCATCAAGAACAGCGGCAAATGCAGGGTTGTCAATAGGTATACCTAGATAACCTTGAACAATATTTTCGACAGGACCTTCGCTGTCATCAATTACAACAGATTGAAATAGGTTATGCATCACTACATACAAAGCCATCATCTTCTGATTAGGGGTGAGCAAACCCCAAAACTTTTTACACTCAGTATCAATGGCGCTCATCTGACTAATTAATTTCAGAACTTCTTCTTCTGCAATCATTTTGTCAACGCCATCCATGAATTCTTTTTCTTTATTGCTTTTGAACTTATTGAAATTAATAACATTACTCATAGTATGTTTCCTAACAATTTCGTATTCACGGCGACATCATATTCCCAATAAACATTATCAATGTCTAACTCTTGCTTTACATCTGACCACCAGATATATGAACCATCAATGAAGCATAAACAATCAAGCCCATATTGAAATACTCTATGGTCAATCATATCGTTTGCAATCATATAGCGCAACCACATAGATGCACCATCACTAGACGCAAAGAGAGGCGAAACTGCTAGACCATTATCTTCAACAGACCAGAAGAACGCCTCACCACTTTCGAAATACGGACTAGTCGCCTGAATACTTTCAAGCACATATGTCTTTAATCCAGTAGGGATATGCAGTGTGTCTTCATTCTTTCGGGATGGCACTTTTGGCATCCTCGTCTAACTTGCGACAGTTTTCGAACATCCAAAATTCTGCTTCATCACTTTCTTCAAAGATGGGTGAAACATCTATCTCTGTATCATTGTGAACCCAAACCCAACCATTACCTTCGTAGTTGTTTAGGTCATCAATAGAGATTAGAATATAATTGCCTTCTCTCTTATGCATTGTTTTTATTATCCTTTTCCTCGCTTGCAGGAATACGTTCATTCACATGACCTCTTGAAAGGTCTCTATGAGTATGTAGTTGTTTCGCATTCGCTTCTTCTTTTGCGAGTTCTTCACGATAACGTCTTAACATATATGCATAATAACCTTCACGCTGTTCGGTCATTTGCTTCCAATCCCAAGACAAGGCAAGTGAATTGCAGGTTTACAATAACGAGCATAGTCTTCAGTTCCGACCATTGCGAGTGTCATCAGAACAGGAACCGCAGTGAGCATCAGAACAATGATTAGCACAGCCCAACCGAGACCTTTCGTTGTGCAGTAATTCTCACTCATGTTCGCCACCATATCCTCGTGAGTTGATACCATTGTCACGGCGAAATGCTTGCGGGTTGCGCTTTGCAGTTTCGAATGTTGCGACAGTGATTGCAACCGCACCGAGCAACAATGTGTGTAGTACCATCGACATCACACCTGCCCACATGCTACCCACGATGATAGCAAACACAATACACCACATCCATGCAAGCACCTGCATAATCATATGTCGTGTACTGAAATCAGGAATGACTGATAGAGGGTTCTTCTCACTATCCATCACTACATTCCAACTATTATAAATCCATTCTCTCATTGATATTACCTTTCTAAACATTACCTTTGTAGGGTAGTGAGCATCAACACTATCTCTATAGTCAATAGCGTCATACAAGTCAGCAAATTCTTTCACTACCTTTGTTTCTTTGAACCATGCCGTTACTCTATACATTTTTTATTTTCTTTTCATACGCAAGACACTTGGCAACAAAGTCTTCATTCACTTCTTGCACAGAAGCAGTATTCCAACGTTGGGCTTCGGCTATCGCATCTTCTTCACGTTCAAACAATTGGATGCATCCTTCTGAGGACCATGACCTCGCAGTCCCTCTACTATTCGAATTGTACTCACGGAGATAATCCCACTCACTATCATCTATCTGTAAGAATACTGCAAACATCACTTCACCTTTCTATCAATCTATATGCACCCTCAGTAGAATGCAACGCTTCAAACAATTCCTTAAACATATGCGGAGGAATGCATATAAGATTAGTAAGTAAATCCTCACCATCATCTTGCTCTATATACACATAACCACTATCATTATCTATAGTAATAATAACATCACTATTCTGACCAGTTTCATCTAAGAGAGTAGTAACAGACTTATCAAACTTAAACTCATTTGTAAACAATATAATGTTCCTTCAACATAACATTAAACATCAGAACGTTCCTTGTAGATACCATATAATAAACGCACCAACAAAGATATAAGGAGCGAGTATCCAACCAAGACGTAGACACGAAACAATAACCATCACAGTAATACCAATAAGAAACCCAATGATAATAAGGGGTTGAATGATATCCCACATAGAGTACACAATACTAACTTCCATTAGAGTATACCTTATATGCTTGCATTACACGCATTGTCTCATTCGTATAACCAGCAACACGCAACTCATGCTCTATAGTAGAGAGAAGAGAGGACATTGACCATCCATACCATTCTGCACGTTTCTGTAATACCTTATATGCTGTACTATATTTCATAATGTAATCCTTTTTATTATTCATCACAGAGCGCCTTGGGGGACCGCTAAGCGGACACAGGCACCCATTTCAAATATCAGTATATACTGGTCCTAAGGGAATGTCAAGGGATTTATTTTCATCTGCGACAACTGCACGGTCCATCAACTCGACTGATGCCGCCCACTG